GCAGTCTGTCAAAGATCTAATCTCGCGTTCCGAGAAGTGAGCATAAAAACGCATCCGAGGATTTCACCCCGGTTGCTTCCCGAAAGCGAGTGCAAAGGTACGACGTTTTTATTTACTGACCAAATCTTTCAGCAACTTTTTTAAAAGTTTTTTGTCCCTCGGAGACTGTTTTACTTCCCCTGTTTCCGGGACTGTAAAAACTGTAAAAGTGTAAAATTCGGTGCTATCTTTATGATCTATGAAAACATTTACTTTACACAACCTATAAAAATCAACTGTAAAATTTTACAGTTCTTACAGTTCCAGTTCTATAACCAGCAACAACGCATGTACATTGTGACATACAAATCAACTAACCTAAATTGTGACACACATCACAATTTACATTTGATAATGCCAATTTACTGAGCTATAATGACCATATAGATTGATACATAGAAAGGGGTAACAAAAATGTCCAACAACATCACTAAAATTAAAACCTGGGTAGAAAATGAGTCCTGCCGTTCCAAATGGGAAAGAGCAGTGAAAGATTATGCCCTTGAGATGATCTCCAAGTGCGACAAGAAAGAGATCACTTCATATAAGGAGCTGCTTGACCACTGCAACGCTAAAAACATGGATGATTATGCAATAGCCCGGGCGCTCTCTGAGGGCGGATGCTTTGAGATCTGTGACGCTGACATTGCCAAGCGTCTGTGCACGCCGTCCGAGCTTAAGCGGGTCACGCGCAAGGATGGTACAGTAAGAGACTTGCCGCATGAGTCCTGGATCGACGTGCAAACCAGGGCGGTCTATCAGGCAATATTGCTGCTGGAGCGCGCTTGTTTCTGGTATTGCTAGCTAAATGAGGCTGCTAAAAATGGAATTAGTAAAATTTTTACTGGCTGTAGTTTTAACAGCAATGGGTCTTTATCTCTGGCTTTTTGTAGTGCCTGTTTTTATCCTGGTTTGCGGAGGATTTTAGAATGAAAGCAATTAAAACCTTAATCGATGCGGCACTCAACGGCGCTGCCACCGCGTTCAGTGGTAACCATTGTTTCAAGCGTATCCCGGGCGAGAACAAAGTAGTGTTTTATTACCATGGCAATCCCGTTTGCGTCCTGAATTTTGATACTAAATCATTCAAGTTGGATCATTGCGGTTATAAAACATCGTCCACTGCCAGAACTCTGAACGCGTATCGCGATGAGCTGACCGCGCGGGGCTTTACCTGTGAACAGGTCAAGTAACAGACCGCCGGTTTATTAAACATTCTAATCAGGAGGGAAAGAAAATGTTGGTTTCAAAATCAATTCTGAAATGCATGTACGGCGCACGTGAAAAATCTGGCTTTAGAGCGTATCTATCCGAGTTCCTGGTATCAGATACCGGGACCATAGTAACTACTAACGGGCATGTGCTTTTAGGAATGAACATAGCGGGACATGACGTGACCGCCTGTAATCAAGGCGATTGGCACGCGATTAGTCTCAATCCCCTGGCAGATCATGACCTGACTATGCAGGACGGGCGTTTGCTGTGTGACGGCGCGGAAGTCCCGTTCAAAAAGGATGCATGCGCTAATGTGAGCAAAATTTTTGATGCTGTTTACACAGACCCGTTTGTGACGCCGGTAAGAAGGGGTCATTTCAATGTATCGTATATAAAAACGATCATCGACTTTTTGGAAGAGAAACGGATGGGCGCGTATCCTTACAAGGTCATGGTCAACAAAGACCAGGCAGAAACGCTGCGCGTCTATGTGAAAGATAATAAGATCGCGCTAGTCGCCGCGAAAATCTTAGGTCATTAAACAGATAATTCAGGAGCAGAAAATGAAACTTAACAATTTAAAGCGGCTGCTTGACGTACTGGGCGGCATTCTGACCGCCGCCATGTGGCTGGGGCTTGCGTATATTGCCCTGTTCCACCTGACCGATGCCGGCGGAGTGATCGCATGGGTCGACTGAATATGACACGCGAGTTAGAACTGAAACTGAGCTGCTTCAGCACGGGTTTCTGCGAGGCCGTCGACTCTCAGACTTTGAGGGCAATGGCTGCCGTTTCGGAGTCGGCCACTGTCTGCGTTCTGGATGACTGGTCTCAACCTTGGAACCTGTGCTACCCGGTAAACGCGTGGCAGCCTCGCGATGGCGAAACGTTCTATAAAGCAGGCGCCCGCTGGTATCGCGACCACCGCAAAGAACTCCTTGACGCCGTTGTTGACGAAGCCAAAAAACGCGCTGAAGCTCACAAGGAGTAAGCCATGACCTTTACGGAAAGACAGCAGGTGATCGCCTTTACGGAGCGGCTGCAGGAATTCACGGACCGCTTTTACCAGGAGAACATTTACGACCGCTGCCATACGGCGGAGGAGCCTGACAAGCGGGCGGTAACCCACCTGCGCAAAGCGGTGGACGAGCTGGAGACAGCTTTGGCAGAGGGCAGGTAAATGACCGATTTAGACAACCTGGTTCACATTTTTTGAGGCGATTTTTATGAGAGTGCCCAATTACCCCAATCCCAATTTCTACGACAGCGACATCGATTTCTATGAAGACTGCGCCGCATGGGAGCGCGCTTACGGCGCACACGCCGGCGATATCGACGACGACGACGACGAGGAGATGAGCAAGGAGGAGGCGGAAGAACGCGCCTATTTAAGGCGCTGCCGCGCGATCGCGACATGCAGCAATCAGGTTGCGTACGGCATCGCGCTTGAACAGGCGCGTAAAGAGATGCGCGAGTGGCAAAAAAGCAAGGGCTATATCTAGTGTGTTGAACAGGCGCTGAGCTGCATCGGCGCCTTAAGGAATATCGCAAATGAAATTAACTGACGGTCTGATGTCCTATGTGCGTATGGGCTTCACGCTTGCAGAAGCGCGCGAGCTGCTTGAACACGAAGCCGCGGCGCCGCAAAAGCATACTGCGCCCAGGCGTTCAAAGGCTGAACAGTCCAGGCTTGACGCCGCGGTGGCAGAGCAGATGCGCAAGGACGCCGAACGCATTAAGCAAAAGACCAAACAGGCGGCGCGGGCAAGGCTTGAACGCAAGCGCGCGCTAAACCGCGAGTTCATGCGCAGAAAACGCGCCGAGCAGAGACTTAAAACAGGGAAAGAGGCGCTTAGTCTTGAAGAGCGCCAAAAGCGCGGCGGCAAGGCCAGGCACGAGATCTTTCTTAAGGGCGTCAAAGACGCGGAAGTCCGTGACGCGCTTGAGAAAGCGGGGAGCCTGACACAGCTTTCCGTCGACCTCGGTGCCAGCTCTCGCGCGCTGAGCAAATGGATCAAGTCCGGGCTCAGTCTGGACAAGATCAAAAAGAACGCCGGCAGGTTCAGTCCCGGGGATCTCAGGATCGAGCACCCGGATCTTTTCGGGCAGGGGCTGCTGTTTGCCAGAGATATTAAAAAGCTTTTCGGCATAGGCCGGGTCCAGGCTGAAAAGCTGGTATCAGGCTATGGCTTTCCGCCTCACCGTGTCCGCTACGGCAATCAGCGCGGGTGGTACGCGACCGAGGTCAAAGCCTGGTGCGAACAAGAAAACATTAAAGAGGACACAAACGATATGAGGGAGAGAGCGAATGAACACGAATAACCCTTTTAGCGAGTGGATGGATAACCACATCAAAGAGATCTCCGGCGGTGCCGAGGTGCCGAAAGAACCGATTGTTCGCTACAGAGTTAAAGAAGTGGACATGCTTTTGGAGCTTGAAGAAAGAAGGCATGAAGAAATTATGGAAAGACTTCTGAGCTTAAAACAGTTGGTGAAGTGAGAGGAGGGCGGCTATGACTGAGAAATACCTGCTGCGCAAGGGCTGAAAAACCCCTCCGCTGGTCCGCTGTACATCATGAAGATGCCTGAAGCGAGGAGGGGGTGGCATGGGAGCACTAGGACGTCCTGCTCCGTACCGTATTTATTATAGTCTATAACGGAGATTTAGAGAAATGATATTTATGAGACATAAGTTAAAGGTTGAACTTAACGGCGGTGTACTGCCGTTCAAAGCTCATAAGCATGATGCCGGGTTTGACCTGGCAATTCCTGACAGTGTCGAGCTTGCGCCGTTTGAGCGTAAGACCGTTGACTTGCGCGTGCGTGTGCTGATCCCGCGGGGGTTTGTCGGATTGATTTTCCCGCGCTCATCGATGACTTTGCAGGGAGTTGGTGTCCCAACCGGTGTGATTGACGCTGGCTATACTGGTCACATCAGGTTAGTGCTGGTCAACCGTTCAAGCAAGCCTAAACTTTTTGTCGCAACCGAGCGGGTAGCTCAGTTGCTGATTGTGCCCGTCCTGTCTTTCAAGCTGGTTGAAGACATCATCAGTGATTGTAAGACCGTGCGAGGCGCAGCCGGATTTGGCTCATCAGGGAAATTTACAGAGGCTTGAGATGATCATTGACGCTCTGTGTATGATGGCCATGATCATGATAGGATTGGTATGCCTGTGTTTGATATTTGCAGCTTTAATCCTGGGCGGCGGCGCTGTTTGCCGTTTTTATGAGTGGCTTAAGTTCGACGTGTTTAAAAAGACTGACGACGTTGAATGACGTATTTAACTCACAATCTATATTATGATAAAGTTACAGTAATATAGGTTGTGACCTGTAGCTTAATCAGACAATTTATAAAAGAGGTATTTATTATGTCTCTGTTACCATCATTTGCAGATGCGTTTGCGTCTCCTGACACTGCCGGTACACAAACAGGACCGGCGCCTGCGCCTGCGCCTGCGCCTGCGCCTGCGCCTGCGCCTGCGCCTGCGCCTGCACAGCCGATAAAGCGCCGTGACGCGCGCTGCAAGCATCCAACGCGCGGTAAGAACTACACGATCTACATCACACCTGAAGAGCACGCGCTGCTCACCGCGCTGGGTAAGCGCACGCAGCCTGATGGCGGTGTCTCTGTCGGTATCAGGTTCCTGATCAACTTTTTTAAATCACAGTTACAGAAGCGGCAGTCCTAAAGCTGCTGAGGAGCAGAGAACATGTCACGCCATTCTGATTTCATTGCGGCATCTCACGCCATAGGAGGGGTCTCCCGTGCAGCTTTTTACGTATAAGGATTTCTATCTCCTGTATTTGGAGGCGGAGTTTGTGCTTGCCGAAGCCTTGGACTTTTGCGAGTACAAGCTAAAGTTATCGCGCGGAGAGTTCGCTATCAGTGTTCCCGGTACATGTGTACTGCCCAAACACATAGACAACGGGAGACTTATTCTGCTGCGACCTGAGCAGAGCTTAGGTTTCGGTTTGTTCACACACAGGGAGCAGTTCACGCTGATCAGCAGCGCGATGCTGGCCGCGCTTGTTATTGAAGTAACGGGGCGTCCGCGTGAGATCAAATCCCTTGCCGACATCAGAACAACGAAACCAGAAACAAAACTGGTTACAGATGTTCCGGACAAGTTCAGGAACATGCTGCTTGATGTGAAGATTGAAGGCAGGTATCCGCCGATGGCGCACCAGTTCAGCGCCGCCTGGTTCAAAGCTACTCACGCGCGCGCTTTCGACTTGTCTACGATGCGCACGGGTAAGACCGGCAGTACTATGCTGGCGCTTGAGTACTTGTTCAGAACTCAGGCAATTAAGCATGTGATGGTGCTTGCGCCTCTGTCCTGTGTGCATCCTGTGTGGGTTGACGCTATCCATCAGACCATGCTGCGTCATGTGGTTGATGCCGTGACAGGCACTAAAGCGCAGAGACTTAAAGCCTTTAAGGGTCACGCGGATATCCTCTGCGCAAACTATGAGAGCGTCAAGCTGCATCCTGATGAGTGGCACAAGTTCCATCCGGACGCTGTGGTTATAGATGAGTGCACGCATTACGCTAACATGCAAAGCCAGCGCAGCAAGGCAATCAAAGCGCTTATAAAGGCTGTTAAACCGCGCTATGTGTGGGGGCTTACGGGTACTCCCGGATCAGATCCTTTAAAGGCGTTTGCCATGAGCAAGCTAATCAATCCCATGGCAGTCAAGTGCAATTCGCTGTATGCGTGGCGTGACTTGACCATGTACAAATGGGGACAGCAGGAGTGGCAGTGGCGTAACCGCGAGTGCGCACCGGAGATGATCCGAGAAGCGTTAAGTCCTGCTGTACTGTTTAAGAAAGATGATCTGTTCGACCTGCCTCCGGTGGTATGGGTCGCCCGCGAGGTCGAGAGCACCGCACAGCAGCGCAAACTTATGGACAGACTGCGCGACGATATGACGGCAGCCGCGGACAACGGCGAGACGGTGACTGCGCAGCAGAAGTCAGTGCTTGTAAGCAAGCTGCTGCAATGCGCCTGCGGCGCGGTGTACTCCGACTCGGGTCAGACAGTCGTCCTGGACATCACCTCAAGACTTGCGGAGATCAGGAACCTGATTGACGAGGCGACCGGGAAAACCGTCATCTTCTGCGCTTTCACCGGTGCCATTCAGCAGCTGTACAGCGGGCTTATGGCCATGGGTATCAAGTGCGCTGTTGTCGACGGGTCTACCTCTGAGCGCAACCGGACTGAGATTTTCCGTGCGTTCCAATACGAGCGCAAGGGCGAGGGCAACGTTGATGTGCTTATTGCTCATCCCAGAACGACAGCGTTCGGGGTCGAGCTGTCTGCCGCGGATATGATGATCTTCAACGGTGCACCGTTGTCCGGTGATTTTGTCTTCGGGCAGGCAATCGAGCGCTTGAGTTCAGTAAAACAGAAAGCAAAACAGATCACTATCGCGCAGGTTTACTCTTGTCCCGAGGAGCGGCGTGTGTTCAAGGCTTTAGCTGACGGACAAACACAAGCCGCGGTGGTTGCGGATCTGTTTAATTCTGTGAGGAGCTTAACGTAATTTATAATTTTGTTGCAACTACGCTGTATTGTGTATTATAATAGGTACATACAGCGTTTAGAGGAGTAGAGAACATGCTGAAAGACACAATTATTCTATACAAAAAGGTAAGAGATGCAAGAGCATCTTTAGAGAAACAGGCTCAAATTCTCAAAGAAAAAGAGGACGAGCTGAAAGGTCAGATGCTGGCTGATCTGAACGCGCACGGGCTTGAGTCGCTCTCCGAGGGCGGGTTTACAGTCTTCAAGAAACACACCATAAGAGCCGAGATCACCAACCACGCTGCCTTGCAGAACAGCATGTATGAGCTGATGACCAAAGCGCGCGCCGAGGGTCGTCCGCTTCAGGACGGACTTCTGCTTCAGAGGACAGTGGCAAAGAACACAGTCCTTGATCTAATCCATTCCCGCCTTGGTCTCAAGGACGATGAAGAGATAGACGTGAACTCCCAGGCTGCTATTGACGAGGCTGCCAAACTTGGTTTGCGCCTTGTAGATCTGGTGGATGTTTCAATCCGCAAGAAAGCATAGATTTATTGAGGACAATAATATGTTAGTACTTATCAATATGACCCCGCACGACATCAATATCTTAGACGACAGCAATGTCAGTTATGACAAGGCATTTCGCTGTTATAAGGTGACCGGTGATCCGATCATACGCGAGACCTGCAAGCCTTCCGGGACTGTATTACGCTGCAGTCAGGAAGAGACCGAGGCCGGTGACCTTAACGGCATCAAGTTATATAAAGTCAAATTCGGCAGGGTTGTGCATACGGCCAAAGATGGTTCCGTGGTCACCTTTAACGTGCCTGTAAATGATGGCGTGTATTACATAGTCAGCCACATTATAAAGAACGCCCTTTCAGACCGTCCGGATTTACTAGTACCTACCAGGGTGGTACGTAACGACAAAGGTCAGCCGGTTGGCTGCCTTGGGTTTGCGGTTTAATTTAGTTTAATTTAGCTTAATTTAGTTTAATTTAGCTTAATTTAGTTTAATTTTGTTTAATTTTGTTTAATTAAGAGGAAAATAAAATGGCATATGACTTAATGACTTTGCAGAACTACGGTGTTCCGGCTGAGCTTGCGGCACAAGTCGCGGCACTGGCAGGTAACTATGGCGACAGTTTCGGTGAGGCTTTCTCAAGGATCTCGCTGAAAGGCAATCGCTTCTCTCTGCGTTCCGGCGGTTCATCTGAGTTAATTTCCACTGACCACCTGACCTGCGTCATCTTAGCCGATGCGCCGACTGATCATCTGATCTGGTATCGTGATAAGTATGATCCGACCAAAGAAGATGTATCTCCGACTGCTGTGTGGCTTTACGGTACAGACGCTCCGGCGATTGTGCCGCGCACCGTGCTGCAGAAGAACGCTGACGGACGTTATGACTACATCAGACAGCACAGGACTGTGATTGCGATTGTCAATCCGCAGACCCAGCAGTTGGATTTAACTCCGATTGTGTTTGATGTAGGCTCGATGTCTCTGTACGGTCAGGACTTAGTCTTAAGTAACAACATCGTCGCGTACTCTTATACCGGGTTCCGTCGCTGGTGCTCTTCCCAGGGTGTTCCTCCGTGCCTGATCTTCACCCGCGTGATCTTCGACACCCGTTCAAGCGTACCTAGTGTCCGCTTTATCCCGGCTCGCAATGACCGCGCTCCTGCCATTCTCCCGCAGCCTGTGCTTGGTCAGGTATTGCAGTTAGCTCAGTCACAGAGCGTGAAAGACTTAGTCAAAGTGTCTTTGATTGACGGCACTGAGAACTCACAGTCAGCTCAGCCCGCACCTGCTCAGCCCGCACCGGTTCAGACTGCGCCTGTTCAGCCCGCACCGGTTCAGCCTGCGCCTGTTCAGCCTGCGCCTGCAGCAGTTGCACCTGCTCAGCCTGCTTCTGCATCCGCTACACCGGCTGATGCTTTAAGCGCGGCTGAAGCTGCCGCACAGGAAATCCAGGCTGACGACGCTCTGATGAATATCCTGAACGCGGCCACTGCCAAGTAAAACGGGGGTTTATGGTGGATACTTTACGTAATCTATCAGACGAGGAGGTGGAGGCTTTCGACACGCTCCGCTACCTCCTCGACCTGGCAGGGTTCCACTATAAATCTGCATACCAGATCCTGGGACTGCAAAGCATGACACACTATCGGCTGATACAGTCCCCTGGTATCCAGCATATCCGCCTGTTGCAGATCCGCGCAATGAGCGCTATGTTGCGTGCAGAGTTGGCAAAGGGACTCTATCCGATGCAATTTGAAAATACGGAGCAGGAAGTCGAACAGCTGAAGAGACTGTTCGATGAGTGGATAAGTACACATGAACAGTATGAACAAATTTCTGAGGGCCATACTGCCTGATACCGGTATGTACTGCATTACGCTGATCCCTAATCAGGGATACGCGCGTAATGTACCGTTCACCAGTATCGATACTGCCTGTAATTTCGCGTATGAACATGCGCGGAATTGCAATGTGTACTTCGCGTTAGCATCTTACAAGGGACTTGACGCCAGCGGCAAGTTCCATCGCTTAGGTGCGAACGCGTATAAAGTAAAATCTTTCTGGCTTGACGTTGACGTAGGAGACGGTTACAAGACCAAAGCTGAAGCCAGCGCCCAGCTGGGAAGATTTTTAAAAGAGACGGGACTGCCGGTGCCTGCTGTCGTTGACAGCGGTAACGGGTATCACCTGTACTGGTGTCTGTCCCGTGCCATAAGCGCAGAGGTTTGGCGACAGGCGGCGCGTTTACTGCGTAAAGTATGCGCCGCGCATGACTTCAAAGCAGACCATCACAGAACCGCGGACATAGCATCCATCCTGCGTGTTCCCGGGACTTTGAATCACAAGCACGGACCCAAACCTGTGCGCCTGATGCATCTGCCGGAGACTCCGGTAACTCCCGAGCAGTTCATAAAGCTGCTTGTAAAAGAGACTGCGACTGCCGCGGCAGCAGTAAAACCTGTAACAGTGGCCGGTGTTGATGTAAGCCGGCTGAGTTTTGGCGACAGTTTCACAAAACCGCAAGGCGAGATCCTGCCGCGCACTCCTGATCAGATGATCATCAAATGCCGCCAGATCCGTGAGATGGGATACGCGCAATATCCTGCATGGATGCTGGCGGCGCGTACCGTCCTGCACACTACAGGCGGAGCAGCGATGGTACATGCGCTCTCTAAGTTAGATAAGAGCCAGTATGATCACGAGAAATGCCAAAGTCTGATAGATAACCTGCTCTCTACGCATGATCAGAATCCGCCCGGACTGTGCGAGACTTTTGAGAGTTACTGTCCCGAGCGCTGCGAGGGCTGTCCCCACAGAGGGAAGATAAAAACCCCGTGGGCGCTGAACGACATTGCCGCACCCAAAGCGGTCGAGATGCCCAAGGCTAACATTGAGACGGCTGATTTCTCCCATGGTGAGATTGCGCTGGGCAACGTCACTGAGACGGCGAAGTATATACCGTACTCAGATGAACAGTTCAAGGTGATCCCGCATAAAGGTATTTACAAGACAGTCGAGGATGAGAACGGTAACAGAATACCCGTGAAGATTTCCAATGCTGAGGTGTATATACATACGCTGTGCATTGACTACACACAGGGAAATGTACCCAAAAGAACATACATAATGCGTAAAGTTGTACCTGACTGCGCTCCTGTCGATATACCGTTCGCGATTGAGGACGCGTTAGGCACGCAGAAGATAGAGCTGTGGACAGCCCAGTGCGGTCTGCTCCCTGCTCCTAAAAACAGGAAAGATTTTTATACTTTTATGAACACATATATAGCAGCGATCCAGAACAAACTCCCTGAGGTTGTAGTGCGCAATCATTTCGGGTGGGTGGACTGTACCGACAGAGCCACAGGCGTGACCTATCCCGGCTTTATCGTAGGCCAGCAGATGTACACCGCCAAAGGCATCTCCCAGGTAAGACTTGATGAGCGTTCCGCAAGCGTCGCGACCAAGCTGGGTACTAAAGGCAGCCTTCAGGCATGGTTACAGGTACCTGAATTGTACAAGACCCTTGATCAGAAATTCGCGCAGCTCCTGATGTGCACCGCGTTCGGCGCGCCGCTGATGAAGTTCGGACGCGGTACTGCCACGAACGTAGCCTATAACTTCTGGGACATCAACGGCGGTAAAGGCAAGTCGTCCGTGCTGAAAGCGCTCGCTTCAGTATGGGGTGATCCGCAGCAGATGCTCATGGGCAGGACTGATACACACGCTGCCAGGTTCCAGCAGTACGCAGTCTACCGCAATCTGCCAATCCTGATTGATGAGCTTACAGGTATCAACGATGAGGAGACTGCCTCCTTATTATACGATATTGTGAACGGAAGAGAGAAAGCCCGTTCGACCGCTTCCGGTACGGGACTTGCGCAGTCAGGACACTGGGACACCATTACCGTGTTCACTGCCAACCAGTCTATGTACGAGAGCCTGCGTTCCTATAAAGCTCAGTCATCTGCCACCTGTATGCGCTTAATCGAGTCCGTGTGTGACTTCAAGGACTATACCAACACGCCTGTGGCGCTTACCATCACATCGGCGATGGCTGCCGCGCGCGATAACTACGGACTGGCAGGTGCCAAGTTTCTTTCGTTTCTGATGGGGCATCCCGAGATCCCGCGTGTGGTTGAGCAATGGGCTGACAAGTTCGCGACTAAGTATGCCGAGACTTCCGATGAGCGCTTCTGGCTGTACGGTATAGCTATTCCGCTGGTAGCAGGCAAGATAGCCAAGGCTTTAGGACTGCTTACCTATGACTTCGATGAGCTGGAGCGTTACTGCACACAGACTTTGCTGCCGGAGCTTAGAGCCAAGGTGAAAGTGAACAAGCCTACCGGCAGTAACTTACTGATGGATTACCTAAACGACAGCCTTGCAGATACTTTGATTGTTCACGCGCATACCAGGAAGACGTTCGATACTTTGCGTAAAGCCAAGGCTCTTAAGACTGATCAGGGTCAGCCTGTTCATTACGGCTCGTTTGGCAGCGTCAGTGATGATCCGTATGTGGTACAGCTGCCGACCAGACAGATGCACATTCGGCGAGAGCTTGATACGGAGACGGTTTACATCTCATCACGAGCTTTAAGTTCCTGGTGCAGACAGAAAGGTATATCGCTTGATACGATGCTGCAGGAGTTACAGCTGCACGGTTACGCGCAATACGGCATCAACACTAAGAGGTTTGCGTTAGGCAAGGACGTGCCGGCATTACCGAACGGGGCACAGACGGTTTATTGTTTCAGAGTGGAGCGTAATTATGGAGACACAATTAGTGCTTAGTCTTATGAGCACCGGCATACTGCGGGTGCCCAGACCCTATGGTATGCGGATGCAGATGCGAAAGGTAAGTTATGAGGACAGGCTGGAGATCTACCTGACACCGGCATGGGCGGATTCTAAAGAACTGCCGTCGTCAGGACAGCAGCTTTCCGTTGGTCGCTCATTGCTGCGCGGGATTTTCCCTGAGTTATCGCTGAAGTCCAGAACTCAGGAAAACAGAAACTTCATTCGTTCTATGAACATCGTCGCTGTGTGGGTGAAAGATCTCAGACAGTACAAGATAGTTCTGCCGCGCAATCCGGAGACCTATAAGCTTTACAGAACTTTAGACAGCTACAAGAAAGACTGTCAGCAAGAGGTACAGGAATGACGCCCGAGGGTAAAGTTAAGGCAACCGTACGCAAGTTCCTGAGAGAACTTGGAGCCTACACATTTCCCGTCAATCAGCAGGGAATAGGCAGGTGCGGTATACCGGATGACTACTTCATCTTCCGCGGCAAGCCGTCTTTTATAGAGTTCAAAGCCTCCATCAGATGGGACAGGAACCATAAGACAGCGCTGGCCACCATGCCTGCACCGTTGCAGATCATTGAGATGGGCAAAGCAAGACGCGCAGGCATGATGACTTACGTTATAGATGCCGGCAATATGCGCGCTTTTATGGAAGAGCTTAAGCAGTGTGGCGAGTACACGCATCCCTGGTGTATGACATGGAAAGATTATCAGTGGTACAGAGACGCGCCGCGGGAGTTCTTTGACAGTCAGATCTCTGCGGAAATACAGGCAAATTCTAAACAGAACATATTGCCGTATGAGACTGTAGTCCTTATGGCGCACAGATTTAACTATACATATTCATTCAAGGAGCAGATATGGCACGAGATATAGTATTCACGCCAAGTAACTTAAAGACATTCGTACAGTGCCCCTTCAAGTTCAAGATGGTCAACCTCACTAAAGAGGTGGCTTATGTGCAGGGAGAGGCAGCCAAGCGCGGCGAGCATTTACATTCCATGATGGAGACAGCACTGCTGCATGGCTGGGACAGCGTGACCTGGGACGACGACAAGTCCCGTGCCAATGCGTACAAGTTTTACTGTGTGATCCATGGTCTTGTTGACAGAGGCTGGGAGATCCGCGTAGAGGACAGCGTGGCTACTGACGGGCACGGGCATAAGCTGGATTTCTGGGATAAACCGCCGCACAATCTGATGCGCTGCCGTATTGACGTATGGCTTGAGCATAAGGACTCAGACACAGTGATTGTGTTTGACCACAAGTCAGGCAAGAAGTATGACATAGATCAGCTGCAGCTTCAGTTCAACGCAGTCTGCCTGCAGCCTGTTACCGGCAGGAACAAGTACGTGCTCAGCTTTGACTACCTTGATAATGGCGGTCTGTCCACAGAAAAAATCGATATAACAGACGTGGATATAAACAAGTCGGACGCTCTGTCAGTAGCTCACGGACCGTGCTCTGAACTGATTGCAGCTTTACATGGCGCGCAGGTTGCGCTTGACCATAACTCGTTCCCTGCTACCAGGCACAGGTTCTGCCAGTGGTGCGACGTGAGGAAAGAGGGCAAGTGTCCAAAATACAGTGAAGCCGGTATGTGAGTTTGGTTCTCAGATTTATTACGACTTTGAGGAGCAGAGATGCGTACTTGTAAGACTATACAGTTAGGTCCTAAGGACAATAGAGCTGAGCATGACTTCTATACTACGGATCCTGTGGCTGTATATGCGCTCGTCAAAAAGATCACGGAGCTGAATATCTGGCTGCCGTGGCACATCATAGAACCAAGTGTAGGTGCAGGACATATAGCTAAGATTTTGGAGAAGTTTCAGTGTACTGTACACAGCTACGACATTGTAGACAGAGGATGGCATGACACCATAGTAGCAGACTGGATGACAGTCAGTAGACCTACAGAAGAACCTGTAGCTATCGTAATGAATCCTCCGTATAGTGACGCGCTTGCGCATATTGAACATGCGCTTGGAATGTTAAAGGAGGGGGAGTATTGCTGTGCGCTGTTAAGGTTACAGTTCCTTGAGGGAAAACAGCGTAAAGTATTCTTCTCCTCCAATCCTATGCGATACGTGTTCGTGTTCTCATACAGAATTAAATGCTGCAAGAATGACGCCGTAAATGCGCATACCAACAATAGTGCCATAGCGTTCGCATGGTTCATATGGCAGAAAGGTTTTAAAGGTAACCCTGAATTACTTTGGATCTAGGAGTAGGAATACTACTATGTACGTTTTATACAATGACGACTGTTTTAACGTGTTCAGTAAGTTGCCTGGTAAGTCTATTGATATGGTTCTATGTGATTTACCTTATGGTCAGACACATAATAAATGGGACAATATTTTACCTTTAGATAAATTATGGTTTGCGTATAAACGTATTGCTAAAGATAATGCACCAATCATATTGTTTGCGTCAGGTTTATTCAGTTCTGATTTAATTCAGGCAGGACGAGATTTATTTAGATATTCATTAGTATGGGATAAAGGTCGTACTACTGGTTTTTTAAATGCTAATCGTATGCCCTTACGCAGACATGAAGACATTTTAGTATTCTACAAGAAATTACCTATCTACAATCCACAGATGGAAGCAGGTAATAAACCCAGTCATAGCAGAGGTAAAAAATGTTTAACTAAAGGTGCAGTTATGGATGCTGGTAAAATCTATGGTTCCTATTTACATAATAGTGCTACCAGTTGTTATGAATGTACTGATAAGTACCCTACGTCCATAATACAGATACCTAATGCTATACAACAGAACTTACATCCAACACAAAAACCTGTCGCGGTGTGTGAATACCTTATTAAAACTTATAGTAATGAAGGTGCATTAGTTCTTGATAATTGTATGGGTTCAGGAACAACAGGTGTTGCCTGCATTAATTTGCAACGCCATTTCATTGGAATTGAAAAAGACTCTAAATATTTTGATATAGCTAAACAACGCATAGAGGAAGCAGAAAAGGAGTAGAGCTATGAATGTCAGAGAATTAAAAGAACAGCTGAAAGACTTTGATGACGATACTGAGGTTTTTCTCGCAACGAATATTATTGAGGGCCGTGAAGGATTAGGTTTTGAAATGCGCAGGTTAATACATAGCTATGGTGCGCCAGCTAAAAAGCCTGCGAAACTACTGCTCACGAGTATAGAAACAGAATTTAATATTGCATACAGCAATACAGAGGCTAAATAAAATGCGCGTAATCGTGATAGATTTTGAAACCTTTTTCGATTCAAAAACTTATACGTTGTCTAAGATGGGACCAATAGAGTATATCCGTGATCAACGTTTCGAGGTTCTGTGTGTCGGAGCGCAGATAGATCACAACCAAACCGTGGTTTGTCCCGCGGAGAACGGGCTTGACGCAAAGTTTCTGAAAGCGCTTAAACTTGACGAACCCGGCACAATCGCAGTCGGTCATAACATGGCAGGCTTCGACGCACTCATTCTGTCAGAGCACTACGGTATTAAGCCGTGGATGATTCTGGACACTATTCCGATGATGAACTGGGTAGGTCTGTCGCGTGTCATCCGCTGTTCACATAAAGAATTAACGGCTGCATTAGGACACGGGATCAAGAAACCAGGTACGGTAGTGTCCGACGGCAAGCACCGCAAAGATTTCACAGACACCGAATGGGCATATTTCACAGATTACTGCAAGGATGACGTGAGCCAGTGCGCGGCTAATTTCTACAGTATGCTGCCTTACATGAAACCGGATGCCTTAAAGCTCATTAGCCTTACAGCCAAGATGGCGACTGAGCCTGCGTTTATCCCTGATATTCCTATGCTGCAGGATTACCTTGCCAGGCTGGATGCCGAGCAGGAACAGGCGCGTTTGAGTCTTGCGCATGTGCTGCACTATGACACTACGGCTGAACTGCTGAAAGCTATCCGTTCTCCTAAGATTTTCCCTGCTCTTATGGAGAAAGTCGGCGGTGTCTGTCCCATGAAATGGAGCGATAAGAAGCAGTGCGAGATACCGGCTACTGCCAAGAATGATTTGGACTTCGTAGCTATGGCTGATGATCCTAATCCTGATGTTGCGCTGCTGGTGCAGACAAGGCTTAATCTGAACAGCTCCATCCAGAAGTCCCGCGCGGAGTCACTGGTACGCAAAGGAGCTAAGGCTGTGCCGATCATGCTGGCGACGTACAAAGCACACACGGGACGTTATGCCGCCGGTTCCTCCGAGGGAAGCGACAAGCTCAATTTCCAGAACTTAAGCAAGCGTGATCCAGGCAAGCTGATCATCAGACAGGCATTGAAAGTGCCGGAGGGATACAAGGTTGTAGCCTGTGACTCCTCACAGGTAGAGGCACGTATGCTTGCGTGGGAAGCAGAACAGGAAGATCTGATAGAGCAGTTCCGTACCGGTCGTGATCCATATGCTGAGATGGCATCTAAGATATTCCATATAGACGCGCAGGCTATTCACGACGGTGCCAAACACAATGAAGATCCGAACCACGCTAAGTATAAAGTATATCGTAATGTAGGGAAAACATGTGTACTTTCAGCAGGTTACGGAATAGGCGCAAAATTATTCGCACAATATTTACTGCGCAGTAATGTGCATCTCTCTGATGATCTCGAAGAACATAACGCTTTGTCAAAGCAGGCGCACGCAATTTACCGTAAGGTCAATTTTAAGATCACGCAGTTCTGGAAACTGTGCGATAACATTCTCGACCATTTGTGCAAAGACACAACCATGGGAGCGCATTTCACTTTCGGACACGCCGATATGTTTACCGCGGGCTGGGACTGCATACCGCTTACCAACGAGCGAGCGGCATACATTCATCTGCCTAACGGGTTCAATCTCTGGTATCCAAATCTGCATATAGGCGAAGACAATTTCGGCGGTATATCCAAACTCTACAAACGCTGGGAACACGGCAAACTTCTGGATAACCGCATCACAGGTCCTAAGTGCGTCGAGAATATCACGCAGTCTTTAGCTTTCCACATGCTCGCCTGGCAGGCCTGTCGTATGGCAGATGCCGGTATATCCATCAAGGCTAATATTCACGACTCTTTCTGCACAGTAGTTCCTGACAGTAAGGCAGAAGAGACTAAAGCCGCGATGGAAAGGATCATGTCATCAGTCCCGGAATGGTTAGAGGGTTTCCCTGTAGGCTGCGAGGCTGAGGTTGGGACAGACTTTACTGTGGTGTGATAAGGTTCAAAGTTTTCTTACGAAGGAGAAACAAAATGCTCTATGTAAAAATTCTAAAAGCAGACGCCAAAGCTAACGACGTCGCCGCTAAAATCAATGACTGGATAGATCTGGCCCGTGACCGATATTCAGGCTTTACTGTGATAAGCATAACTATCCAGCAACTGGAGATGAAATCAGGCGACGACTGGAGTTGCATAGCCGTAATTGAGTACCGGAATGATACAGCCATTAAGGAGTAAGTATGAGCACGAATATAATGATTGCTAAATCCGTAGGTCGCCGGAGACCTTGGTACGGTGTGATTGTGTCAGCCACAAATACTGCCGTCAAAGTATTACTGATAGAACCTTTGCACGTAGAAGAGGGAGTTCCTGTTGTACACAATAAGCAGCCTGCGGTAAAGCTCCCTTGCGGCACAGCTTATGTGCGCGGCGCAACCATTGAGCACATCAAAAATCTGGACAAACTTTTAGCACTTGCAGAACAGAAAGGACTGATATAATGGAAGATTTAGTAAACGCTCCGTCACATTACACCAAGCATAATATTACGAAAGTAATTGAGCCTATAGAGTTGTGCGAGACCTGCGGTTTCCTGTTAGGTAACGCTTTTAAATATCTGTTTCGGTATCAGGACAAGGGCAGTCCTGTCTTAGACCTGCAGAAAGCGCGCTTCTATCTTGAACGTTTCTTACGTTATGCAGTCGCTGAAGATCCCATTGCCGATGTCTCAGTTCCTAACGCGCGTTATCTCTCATACTTCTCAGCCAATAAGTTTGTTCGGGCGTACATGAATAAACCAGGTACATCTGAGAAAGAGCGTGTATGCGCTGTATTGGAGCTGATAGAAGAAGAGATCTTAAAGTACCAGAGGGAAGAAAAAATAGGAGTAAATTAGGTAATTTGTAAAAAAGAATGGCACACATTCATCTGTGTGCCATTGTCTTGTTATGATGCGGTGACTGTCACGGTTCCTGAATCTACAGCTATGCTGTCACCGCGATTGTTTGAAGCAGCAACGGAAATTGTGAATGTTCCTGAAGCTGCAGGCGTGCCTGATAAAGTCACATAGTTACCTTTATAAGAAGCCTTCATCCACGACGGCATACCGGTCACACCGAATACCATCGGCAAGTCTCCGCGGAACACGAACGATCCGCTCCAAGGATCACCGACTTTACCAGCCGGCAGTACATTACCTGCGGAAGCTACGGGCGTTACGGGACAGTCGCCTGAACAGCACTCGTAGTTGCAGATCAGCCATTTGGTTACCGGTATACTGTTCTCAAAATAGAGACAGGAACCTTTAGGGAACGCTCTGGCGTCGCTGTCTACACCGCGTGTGAGGATAATGGTGCCTTTATTATTGGTCGCCAGCACATACTCTTTAGCCATATCCCATGCAAGCGTAAGGTAAATCTGTTCACCTTCAGGAACAGCGGCAGTCAGCACCGCCATGTCAGCCGCAGTCAGCGGCAGATAAATACCGGACGCCTCCAGCTTGGCGTTAAGGTTGAAACTCATTGCTTTTAAAATCATTTTAGCCTCCGCATGGTACTGAGTTCAGACTTACTCTGTCCGCGACAAACTGCTGTGTACAGATGTCTAAATCCAGTTCCGTGATTTTCTCACCGTTAGTAAATTCAATCACGCCTATATAGCGCCCGCGTCTTTTCCATAACTGATCATCCAGCACAAACACAATATCGCCGTCCTCATTCGTGCCGAACGCGGGATATATGAGCAAAGGCAGAGTCTCAGGCAGGATAAAACTGTTGTTCCAGCTCTCTATGTCATGTGTCGGCCAGCATCCTTTGAACACCTGCGGTGACAGCGGCAGCTCGCAAGTCTGCCTCGGAGGCGGGACAATCACCAGTCGTACCTGCTGCCAGTCTACAAGCTGAGCACCGTTACAGCCTGACGTTGTCAGACGGACTGCCAGTTCCGGCTGTCCCTGACAAATTCTGACTATCGCCATTACCTGCCTCCTGCCTCATTTCTGATGAGCTGCGGTTTACCGGTTGCCAGCGTATCGCCTACACTCTTCAGCATATCGACTCTGGTGATGTTCCCGTTATAGAGGTTTATTTTTTCCATCGTATTGCTTATGAGCGTGTTCTGCGTGTAGCGCATAACGTACATAATATCGGCAAACTCTTTTTCTGTCTTTCCCTCAGCCTTTGCGAGATCCAGATCTTTCTTAGTTTTCTTAGTGATGTTATCAAGCTCGTTTGACAGTTCAGTCAAGTTCACGACATCATCAACAAACATCGGATTGAAACCGGCATCAGTCAAAACTTTCCTGCGGCTCTCAATGGCATTTGCTGCGTCTGTGTTTGTCACTTTGATAGCGTCACCAAGTCCTGCTCGTTCAATCTGTTCTTTGTAAAATTCCTGATACTTGTAGTATAGCTGACGGTCAACATTACCGACTGTGCCGTATGCCATTGAAGCACCGAAAGTTGTCCACATAGGACCGAGTATGTCGGCTGTAGATTTGTAAGCCGGATCTTTAACCAGCGGATCTTCCGTAATGTAGTTAAATATACCTGCAAGTGCTCCGGTAGCGTAGGACTTCTCAAACTCTTCAACAGTCTCCGGTGTGAGATCCCATCCAAAGGTATCGTAGAGATACTTAGCCTGGTCTTTGAACGTCTGTTCAGTCGTCAGTACGTCCACATCAGACTTACGTTGACCGTAAGACATATACTCAGGGCGGTTTATGGTATTGCCAAAATAGTTTTTGTTAAATCCAAACAGATACGCTCCCGGTGCGACAACGCTAGGCAGTGCCGTTGCTATCATTTTCTGTGCGAAAGTCTCAACGGAGTCAACGTCCCATTGCGGTCCCGCGACCGGTGAAACGTTATGAATGAAACTGCCGACCATAGCTGACGCAAATTCACCTATGGTCATTTGTCCACGCAATACACGGTTAACTGCAAATGCTATCTGTACACTGAATACCGTAGACCCAAAACCTAACTGCTGTTTGTAGTAATCCTGACTGCCCAGCGGAATCGGGAAGAAGTTTATGGACTGGATCGACCATTGATCCATGATTTTGTAGCCTTTGTCCTGGTCGCCATCGCCGAGCATGGAGGCTATAATAGGAATCAGCGCACTGGATAGTGCAATAGTTCCAAAGTGCATCGCATAGGCACGCGCGGTTCGGCTTAGTTTATCTTTCTCTTTGACAGTACCGAAAGTGCCTACATCGAAACCATAGGAACTTGCAAGGTTAGTTGCGGTCTGTGTGATAGACGGAATGAACGGGAAAGCAATCATTAACTTGCCTGTTACATGACCTTTCATCTCAAGGTTCATCAGTTCAATGGTATGGAAATGAGCTGCATTAGGGTTCAGTCCGCTGTCACGCAAAGCCTTGTACACACAGAATGTAGGAATAGAGTACAGTATCTCAGCCCATTTGCTGAACGGGTATTTCATGGTTCTGAGTACTCTTATTACCTGCTCACGTTTCGTACGGTCCGGGATTAACTTCTGGAGTCTGCCCTCGACAAAAGCTGAGGTTACACGTCCTGATTTCTCAAGAGCTGTCTGCAAACTGCTGACCTGCATAATGCCCTGACGCTGGAACTCAACCAAGTACTCACCGACCTTACCCTCAATCGTCTCAGGCTGATTGGTTATGGCAGCCTGTACAATCTGAGGCGTGTAGCGCAAGTTGGCAGTGTAGCGTTTCGCGACTACAGCACCGCTGACGCGTGCGCCTTGGTCATCACGGTAGTTACGTGTAAACACATAGTTGAACTTTTCGATGAAGTCACGCTCGGAGTTGAATACCGGGAACAGCGGTTTCCAGGTAGTGTTCAGCTGCGCGTACTCAGAAGTTAGACGGCGCATGGCAAACAAAGCTGATGCGCCCCATTTCTCTTTAGCGTCTGTATCGATAATGAACGGTCTTCTGAAAGCTTCTTTGACCCTGCGCATATAAGGAGTGCTGTCATCAAAGATCACAGAATAAGAAACAGATCTATTCATTCTTCCTGCGTCCACGTAGGCCTCAGGAGCAATCTGTTTCTGTTTCGGACGGAGCACACGTACAACTAAGTCACATTTACGGTTGATCTCCCGTCTGCGCGCTTCAGGATCTTTTATAGCCGTCTCATAGTACTGCATCAGGTCAGCAGTAGGTACAACCGCCAGACCGTTGTAGTAGTTAATTTCCAGATCACCTAAACGCTCGCGTCTGTTCGTGACACCGTTGATGGTCTGATTGTACTGACGCGCATTGCTCGCGTTGTAAGCTCCCTGTGAGTAGCGGTTGCGCAGGATCTCATAGCTGGCTACAACTTCACGTCCAAGCGCTACTGAACCTAAAGCGTTACCGCTCTTATGGATTATGAAAGATATGGCTGTATAAGCATCGACTGCAGGTGTTTCAGATCCTTCTCGCGCATAGTCCAGTTTCGACGTGAACATAACTGCTGCGTCATTAGGAGCGGACTCATTGTAGCCTGCCTTGGTGATCAACGGACAGTAGAACGACCAGTCACCGAACGAGGCTACGTATTCCTCGGACAGTACACCGCGTTCAATCAGCAGCGTTACAAGATCTTTGATAGTCTTCTGGAACATAGCCACGCCGTCTTGCAGGATCTCGTCACCATATTTGGCAGCAATTTCCTGCATCTCGGTACGGCACTGCGCAACTGACTTACCGCCCGGTATACCGAAACGTTTTCTGTTATCTTTCTGACGCTCGTAGAATTTGTTAAGTGTCTCCTGAGCGTTCTTAACTGCCTGTGCTCTCTCGGTCTGATCTTCAATCAGCTGAGCTTTAGCCAACGCGTCATTGAGTTCTTTCTCCATCTGCACATTGGCTTCTATGGTATGCAGGTCTGTGTAGAACTGACCTATATCATGCGCGAACACGTCCGCATTGATACCGAACTCCTTGGCTCTCTCACGCATCCAGCGGTTCATAGGCTGCTGAAAGCGCAGATACAGTTCCTGTTTGGAACCGCGTATCAGAGACGGCGCAATAACGTCAGTTCTGTATAACGGATTGCTGTCGCGTGAGCCCTCTTTGGGAGAGAAGTTCTCAATTGTCCACAATCTGAAATAGGCGTTCTCGTCGACTATCTCATAACGGGCACGGGTTGCGCTGCGCATCCAGCCGTTTGCTCTGTAAGGTCCTACAGTTGCAGTGCTATACGCCTCAGCCTGAGCTAAAGTTTTACTGCCATTAGCTACACGTACTGCCTGCGCATAGCGTCCGTCTTTCAGCTGGCTCTCCTGCTTAAGATGGAACTGATGCAGAATTTGGGACAACTGCTCCTGCAGTTCACTCTCTGTATGAGGTTCATCCTGATTAGCCTGCGCGCGGTTACGCATAATCGCGTTGTAACGGCTGGCAGACATACGAACCACATTAGGACCAAAGTCATAGAGATCCATCTCGGCGTAGTCGGCAGCATTCAGCAGGCTTGGAATATAGTAGACCGCGTCTCCTGCAGCGTTATGAGCCACGATAGCGTCAATCTGAGCATTGAACAGCGCCTCTAAGTCCTTGTCAGCAGGCTCGAAAGTGTCCAGATTATTCTGTAATACAGCTTTCTGTACTCTGCCTGCTAAATCTTTAATGGTCGCGCGATACGCGGCGTCGACGTTCTCCAGCTTGTCGTCGACTTGGATAGCGTTTTCTGTACGCCCGTAGGTTATGGTCTCAAGCTCTTTCCCGCTGGGTGCGGCGGAAAGCTGGTGGTTTACTCGGTAGAGCGGCTGCGGGTAACCGTTCTCGTCAACGATACCGCCGTTATTGATAAACGCGCTGAACCACTCACGCTCTGTAACAGGTGCAGGTTCGCCCGTCAAACCATTGGCAAGCTCATCATTGATAGTTGCAGTCAGTTCTGTTTTGATCTGCTGTTCCTGTTCTTCTGAGAAGACAGGCTCTATTTCGTAACCGTTATTAGGAAGCGACGTTACATCAATAGATGGATCGTTCACAGTGGACAGACCATGGATCACGGGATCTACGATCCCGTGAACTGCGTCATATGGAGCAGTGTCAGATGTCATGGCAACAGTGACAGATTCCAAATCAGTCTGACCATCAGCTGAATTTACTAACAGACTTGGATCTTCAGCGATGGCGCTGGCTACTAAATCCTGCTGACGCTGTATAGCTTCACGTGTCTTTTCCGCGTCAGTAAGACTTGCTACACGCGCGCACTCAGCGACATAGGCATCTGCCATGCGCATAGCATTAGGCAAGTCCATACCGTCACTCGCGTACTGTCCCGCCATATTGTAGCTGTCTATCTGCGAGCCTACGAACGTTGAAATATTGTCATCAGGCTCAATCGCGGGACCTATCGGCTCATGCGCCAGGTCTGCGTAGAAATCACTCAGGAGCTTATCAAAGAAACTAAAGACCTGATCCTGATTCGGGAAGTTATGCGCTGCTATATCTATTTCGGTCTTAGCTACGAAGTTCTGATGATTAGGATCAAACTGGTCATTACCGGATTCAAACATGCTCTTGAATAAATCAATAGCCTGCTTGATGTAGTTAATGACCATTCGATAGCCGTCACGCAAACGGCGAGCGAAATTCGCAGCGCCTCTGTAGAGATGGTTCAGTCCCGTGTCCGCAGGCAGCGGCTTGTTTCCTGCTATGTAGTCAGCGAAAAGCATGGCAGAGTTCTCATGCGGGAACTTGCCATTGTCCTGCTTGAACCAGTTAGCGGAACTGAACGGATCTCTGTTTTCAGGAATACCGCAGTAGTGCGCAAAGTCGCTGAAATCCTGCAGGAACTCTTTAGCTGCCGCATTGCCGCTGTTAGCCAGTTCACGTATAGCGTTCACATGAGTTAGGACATAATCAACAGTATTGTGCATGTACTCATGAGCGAAAGTCGCAGAACTGATAGCATCTGCAAGCTTGCGTTTGTCTTTCTCGTAAAAATAAACCTGCAGGTCTTTCGTAGCAGGATTGAACCTGCCATAGGCACGGTTAGCGATGCCGTTTCTAAACTTGATCTGAACGTCGCTTAACACACCGTTCTCAATTGAGGCTTGTGTCACATAAGCAAGCGTGTTCTCAAGACGGATAACCAGCTGCGCATAGGCATTGGATGCTTCCGCTACATCATCAGGACTTAGTTTCTGTCCTGACTGCTTAATCACATTATTTACCTGCGCGGTAAAATTCTGTCGTAAATCCTGTAGTCTTTTACTGTAAGCAGGAGATACAACGTTCACGGCACTAAGCTTTAATGTGTCGGCAACCTTAACTAAGTTGTCAACCGCGGATGTATCCACAGGCGAGAAGTCCATAGCGGACTCACCTATGTCTGTTCTGTCGCTGGTTACATAAGACCCGGACGGTTGAGAGCTGCCATCTGCTTCTGTGCGTTCACCATTGCCTGCGCGTTGGACTGACGGGCTAACACTGCCTCGTTCCCCAAGATCTGCTGGCGTGCCTGCGGTGTCAAGGACTGGATTATCTGGTCGGCGTCCGGCTCCGCTTCCTGCCCCGCCAGTCTCTGCTTGATTAGATGATACATCCACAGCAGGCGTTCCGGCGTCCTGACGTGAGGTCCTGCCAGTCCCTGCGCTCTGAGCTGCTGCACTACTTCCAGCAGCAGGCGTAAAGTTTTCGGATCCAATTGCAGGGCTGTTTCCTGGTCGATTGGCTGTTGCCTGGCTATTTGTAAGATCAATCCCTTGATTTGTTCTGATGTTAGCATTCGGTGTCTCCTGTATTGGATTGGCTGCAGTACTCATAGGAGCAGGAGCAGGCATCGTATTGCGTGCGGCTTGAACAGTCTGAGACTGCGCATTAGCAGCAGGTTGCGTAACGACCGGCTCAGTGCGCGTAGTCTGCACCTGATTAGCCTGTGCCTGTTCAGCCCCGTTCATCTGAGCCGGGATATTCGGCAACTGCTGAGGAGGAGCCGGCAGTCTGGGCGGATTAACCTGTGTCTGACCATTCACGTTCAGCGGAGCTGGAATATTCGGCAACTGCTGAGGAGGCGCCGGCAGTCTGGGCGGATTAACCTGTGCCTGATCAACACCGTTCGGAGGAGTCGGGATATTAGGCAACTGCTCCGGAGGCGCCGGCAGTCTGGGCGGATTAGTCTGTGCCTGTTCACCCCCGTTCGGAGGAGTTGGGATATTAGGCAACTGCTCCGGAGGCGCCGACAGTCTGGGCTGATCAGGGAGTAACGGCTGCGGCGTATCAGGAGGCATGTCTATTGTCTGTCCCTGTCTAGGCTGCATAGTTAATCGCTTAGGACGAGAACCCGGCTGATACTCACCTGTAAACGCGGCATCAGCCTGTGCCTGAGCTTGTTGTGCCCGAGCACCGGTCTGTCCCGGTTCTGATGTGCCAGTTGTTTCCGGAGCTGCGTTAGGACTGTTAACCAGCCCGCCTACGCCACCTACAATACCGCCTGTAGTAAAGGCCTGCAGGGCTGCCTGTCCTGCACCCTCAAACGGATCACGCTGAATACCGGTAGCGTCACTGTAAGCTACGTTACCTAAAACCTGCTGCGCTACTTCATCGGGAACTTCACCGGCACCGCCCAGTGCAGCCATTGCACCGGCACGCGGAGCACGCTGCGCTATAGCATTAGCCGCGGCATTAGTACGTACGGCAGCAGCAGGAGATACCTGGGCGAGTTTATCTATACCAGGAAGATTTAAACCTTTGTAATTGGCAGCGTTCAGCAATTTACTGTCTAACAGACGATTGAACACACCTGTTTTAGTGACTAACGCTTCCGGTCCTAAGAATGACAGCGCACCTGATACAGCACCGGCTGTAGGCAGAACCTCATTCATAGCATTGTAGGCAAGATAAGCTTTAGCTAACTGCTCACGCTCAGCAGGATCTTTATACTTCCCCTCAAGGTTTCGGTAAATCTCCTGATAATCTTCGGAGTTTTTCAGTTGTTCAGTCGGAGTATTGACGATATCGCTGAATATCTGCATACCAGTATCGCCCATACCCTGAACCGCACTGGTAAGACCAAGCATAGTCGCAGCGCCCGCACCGCCACCTACTGCTGAACCTGCAGCGGTCAGACCAAGTGTAACAGCTAACTGAGGTACTTGCTGTAAAAGCCATGAGGCTATGGTCGCTACTTTATGACTGTTCTTGGAAAGACCCCACGACTCATCCTGAATTTCGTCCTGTCTTAATTGTGTCTCTCTGTATGCCTCGTTACTTGCGCGACGAGCCTGCTCATTCTCAGCGCTCTTTGCATATTCTTTCAGGAGTTCCTGTGTCTCAAGCGCAAGCTGCTTAGCGTCGTCCGCACGCATTCTGGCATTCGCTTCCTCCAGACGGCGCATACTGTCGTTACGGTTTTTGATTAACTGCTGTTTCTGCTGTTCAATAGCGTTCTGTGTAACCGGATCACCATCGAACATCTGCTCTCGGATATTCAGCTCATTAAGCTGAGTATTGTAATTATCTTCAATCTGCTTTCTGACACGAGCACGTTCATCATCAGCCGCCGTACGTGACGCGTTTCTTAAAGCCTGAGCAAGCGTAGATGCGCTGTCATACGCAATATCTGCACCGCGACCCAATGACTGTCCTAAAGCCAACGCCTGTTGTGCTGTACTGAAATTAGAGGCAGTCTCGTTATCCTTACGGGCGTTGTCAAAGACATATTTAATTCTGCCTTGGACATTCGCGCGCAGAACAGCGTCATCACGTAATAAAGGATTATTTGCCAGAATATTCGGCAGGATCTCTTTCTCGTAATGGTCTAACAGCTCATTCTTACGCTGGTAAGTACCGCTTCTGTAGGTAGGATCTGTATTTATAAGGTTCTGAGCTTCAAGCTCAGCGCTTGCCAGCAGCTGTTCTTTGGCGTTCTTTAAAGCGTCTTCCTGTTCTTTCTTGGTAGGTTTCCTGTTAGCCTGCGCCTGCGCACGTCTCTGATTACGCGCCATCTCCTGCGCAAGTCGCATTGGATCGTTGACAGCAGCGGCAGATGAACGCCCGCCACCGGAGGAACTGTAGTCTATTGGTTTAGGTAAAGAGCCGACCGGCTTCGGGACATCATAAGTAAACGATGGCATATAAATTCCCTCATATAAATCTATTTATATTATATGGCGGCGAATACGATTTAGGACAAGATCTGACGTGCCAAATCGCTAGGATCTCTGTTTTCATTAAGCGCACGCGTGAGAGGATCACCACCTATGGTCGCGGCTAACTGCTGTGACAGCGACACAGGTGCAATAGGAGTATCAGGGGGAACAGCGGCAGCGGCGTTCATAGGGAGAGGGATATCCCCCGCTGCAGATGTTCCCCCTGATACAGCTAGATTATTACGCGGTTGAATTGGAACGATAGCCTTATCCGGCGCAAGCGCGTCAGGAGCTGGTCTTAGAGCAGGCGACAACAAGTCAGGATCAGGCGTGCCGGAAACGACAGGAGCTGATACCGGCGCATTAGAGGATGACGGCACGGCAGAGACAGATGCCGGATCTACAGGCTGACCGTCAACGTAGGCACGGGCAATATTGCCCTGCCGGTTCTCGATCATGTCAACCCTGCGCCCCTGTGTGTCCTGTACTGCGACAGTAGGACGCAAACCGTTATCTGTGTAAGACAAACCAAACTGATGAGCAGGATCAGTATCGGTCAGACGGTTTAGGAGCATATCCGCATTCTGAGGATTAGTAAGATCAGGCGCGCCAAACACAGTACGGTTGCCAACGTTACTGTTCATCATCTCAAATGGGATATTGCCCGGATTTGACCATGTCTTATTCCGGATTGTATCCATGGCTCTGTCATAGAAAGAGCCGCTGCTGCCAATAGAGTTCATAGCCATATTGGCAAAGAAATTCTGATTGGCGCTCACTGGAGCACTTACAGGACCGGCAGCAGTACTGCCCTGATAGCCTGCTACGACAGGCAAACCATAACTCTGACGGGCAGAGTTGTACGCGCGCGTGATGTAATCACCTGAGCGGACAGCGTGACGTTTCAGACCTTCTGCGGAATTAGGCAGAGAAGTCCAAATGCTGTTGGCGCCGTTTACAATCTTATTCAGATCGCCCTGCATTATAGCCTGGTACATTCCCGGTTTCTGGAATGCTAAAGCTAAAGCGGCTCTGCGCTGGTTGCGCTCTGAGAAATCGTTAGCGTTTATCCTGCTTGCAATGTCGTCCCATGTGGACTTTAAGATCTGATACGCACCGGCTGCTGTTGAGTAGGACTGCCTGCCGGTCTTATCGGTAAAGGCTACAGATTTATTAGGATGCCTGGAGAAATCAGTGAACTGCTGGTTTCCGAAAGTACGATCGAACGCCCCTCCCTCGGCTGCCTGTATCATATCGAGAAAAGCTTTTGCCTGCGGAGTATCTAAAGCCTGATCTACAAGCTGCGTTAATCTTGCGTCGTACTTAGCCATAGCTCTGCCCTGGCTATTGCATCTGCGGCAGATTCAAAACACTGCCATTTGCAGCTCCGTTCTGCGGAGTTGCAGTACCATTCTGAGCCTGAGCCTGAGCCTGAACCTGAGCCTGAGCTGGCTGCGGATTTATGTAAGAATTTAGCGTCTGTGCTCTCTGACCTGCAACCTTAGGATCTAAATTCTGCTGATTGTATTCAGCAAGCGCGGTCTCATAGTCAAGCTGTGCTTTGTCCAATCTGGCTTTAGCTTCGTTTAGTTTCTGCAGCTTCTGCTGTTGAATGAGATCTAACTGCTGATCCGCAGCAGCTCCGGTTACAGCCTGGTTCATATCCGATAAGTTAGCGGACGCGTTGGAGATACGTGCTCTGTCTGCCATTACCTGCTGATTAAAGGCATTCTGCATCTGTCCGCCGAGCACCTGATTGAACTGATTTAAGTCATTCCAATTGTCCGCAATAGCTGCCTGACGACCTTTCAGATAGCCGCTGAATAAATCAGGAATAAAGATTGCCATAGCACTCTCCTAAAAACCTACTGTGGTTTGATTGAACCCGCCTGCTACTGTAAAGCCATTGCCAAACAGCGAAGCCTGTGAGAACTGCGCCGGATATACTGTCTCATTACGGTTCAGCATATAACCTAATAAACCTGATAAACCATTACCTGCCTGAGCTATAGCACCGGCAAGTCCCGCGAACGATTCGCTTGCGTGCTGCGCGTAACTGAACGCCGTAGCCTGTGTATTTCTGCCCAAATTGAGAATGTCAGATCTGCGGTTCCAGCGTTTGTCGGACTTATAATCACGGAAATTCTCTGCGTCACGGTAATTATAAGTGGCAGTGTCATCAAGCAACAGCGTCTTGGAATATGATAAATCCAAGCTGTCATCCATACACAATGCGTACAGTTTAGCATACCGAGCCATACTTGACTTAGCGGAATTGTAGGCAAAGTTAATCGCGTTACCGGCACGGTTACGCGCGTCCCCGTAATCTGCTGCAGGCTCAGGAGTATTCTGCGCCTCAGCAATCATCTTTTTCTCAAGCGCGGCGTAAGCGTCCTTAAACCTGTTCCACTTGTCTTTAGTTATATCCGCATAAGAACTGGCAATGTCATGGTTCTTATTCTGAATAAAAGTATTAAGTCCTATGACAGACGCGTAGACAGCAATCTGAGCGGCCAGCATAGCTTTCCTGTCCCAGCCCTCGCCGACTGTACCATACTCAGGTGCAGCCCATGAGCACATACGGCGGGCTATAGGTTCAAGATCTGCGTGCTGTTTATCACGAGCGTCAGAAATACTCTGGGATACTGTATTACCAGCGTTAGAACCTACGTCTGCGGCATTACTGATTGAAACTTGTGCGTTAGTCGCAGCTATACATGTAGCCATGTCACTATCCCATCTGCTGCGGATCTGCAGCGACTAAATTGCCATTGGGGTCACGTACATATCCTGAGCTTGGATTAGCACCTGCAGTCCCGGCAGTCCCGGCAGGCGCAGACTGCTGGCTGTTAAGCGTGCCGCGCATGAAACCGGGATATAGCGTATTGTTACGGTTTGAAAAATAACTAAAAGCAGCTGCCGCACCGACTGCGCCTTCTGTTGCCTGCTGTCCTAAATTACCATAGATCCCATACGCAAGCTGAGCTGAATTGACTGCATCAGCCTGCATATCTCTGCCGCGGGTAGCAGTCGCTATCATACGTTTCCAGCGTACGTCAGACCGGGACTCATAATAAGCTCGCTCATTGCGATACCCGGCGCCGGTCAGTGTGGCTATGGCTCTGGCTTCCTGCTCAGACGCTTCAAACAATAACTGCTGTCTTAGTCCTGTGCAGTACTCTGAGGTACACTGTACAACCTTATTAACAGCGTTCTTGAACTTCAAACGGCCAAGTGTCTGAGCACGACCGCGCATAGTGTCGTAATATGGCGTGATCTCAGTCAGCGCCATAGTATCGGAAAGTTCCTGGTCTTCTAACGGTTTGAAGTAGGCGTTGTAGTAACTGCGCCACCACTGAGAAATTTTCAGATAAGTCTTGGCAATCTTATATTGTTTCAGAGCGTAATCAACCGCCTGCCCTGTATTATAGGCAGCAACTACAGCCGGCACCAGACGCCACAGATTAGAAAGGCTGCCCTTGCCGTCATCATCAATGCCTTTGTTGCACTTCTGAACGACTTTATTATCGTAGGTGTAATTATAGTTTGCCGCCGTCATACGCTAACCTATTTGAAACGCACAATCTCAGACACCTTAGGAATTTTCTCAAAGCAGTCTGGTATATGGTTGAAATCTGTTGCGACCCACAGCTCCTCGAAACCAAGTATGCTACGGATGCTCTTTATATAATTATAGAGTCCGGATTCAATTTCCGGAGTACGCCCGTAACAATTTTCAACCTGCAGAACCTGTACACCGAAGTTCATAGGAGTAAAACGCACACCTACGAAGATGCCAACTGCCACGTTGTTGTCATAAGCTAGGACTATGGAAATGCCCTGAGTTACCCACAGACGGGCAAAAGCTTCTACATTAAGCTCAAATGGACGTTCATAAAACGGCAGACCGTCTCTGTCCCAGTGCTCTTTAAGCAGTGGAATGATGTCATCATGGAGAAGTTTGATACAGGTATCTACGTCCTTAGGACGCTCTAAATATTTATATTGCAGTGCCATTGTTTGCATTTCCCTCAAGTGTGTTTAAAAGCATACCAAGCGCAGCATATTCTACTGTGCCGGTTCCGACAAAAGACAAACGCCACGAACGCTGACGCCCCAGCCTTTTCAATCTTACCGGTTTCTCATCAGGCACAAACCGCTCATACAGATGCAGTCCGTCCATATCAATAAGAAGCAACCGGATCCCGTCAGTCTTTACCTTGCAGGCTAAAGGTGTTGATGTGCCGCCGAAGTTAAGCTCGCGTGAGGTCCACTTGTACTCGCGATAGGTATTCCCGGCGTTCCATTGCCACAGGATATTACCCTCAAGCATAATAAGCTCGCCTGATTGCGTAGTAGTCAGAGCTACCGGAGCGTCGGATATAGTTACCAGATGTGAGATCTTACTGTCATTGTACACACCGGCATCTATCTCAAGCATGAACGCAATCAGATCTGTGACACAAACAATATAACCGCGCCAATAGGCAAGCCTTACCGTGTCAGGTCTGATCTTTACCCAGTCATCAGTACTGAACCAGGCTGAGGTTATCACCTGGAATTTAGCATCAGGAGATACCAGTACCAGTCCGTCTTTGGATGAGTAAACCATACCAAAAGGAGTAGCTGCTGAGCTGTTGACATGCCCGCAGCTAATGTCAGGCAGCGGCGTAAACACCTCGTTCACGGCTCTGCACTGATGCGCCTCACAGTTTGGCGCGCCATCTATCACAAACGGGTAACTGTCTGTAGATACAAACAGCTTGTTACCGAGCGTCTGGATATTCACGATATTGTACGGGAGCGTTAAGTCATACTCAGACGGCCAGTTGCCGGGCTGATACGGCTGACTGAAATGCACCTTGTTGGCAGTAACTCCGGTCAGTACGCCGGTACCGCGCAAATATCTTATCTCACGCAAGTTCTCAGGCGGTTCTCTGTTGTACTCGGTCGTGACAGCGCTGCCTAAGTTTTTCTCCGGTACGGAGTCGGTATAAGCAGGAGTCCCAACCGGTATAGCAGCTACCAGCAGGTAATCAGTCTGTACGGTCTGGACTTTCTCAGATCCGTCTGACCATGCAGTAGCAGTCCTGTAAATATTGATTTGGGTCACACCGTACACGCTGTCAGGTACGGCAAAATTGGAAAGCCTTACCGCTGTGCCGTCAGCCACCGTGACAGGATTGGACGGACGAGACGGTGCTCCCTCCTCACCGAACTGATTTACATATGTGTAGACGTAAGAACGTTCAGCGCAATTACGACCGTCTGAGCTAATACCGCTTGCCTGAAGAACGGAAACAGGCCTGGGAACACCAAGCCTGTAATAATCAAGCGCACAGGCAGTACCAATCTTTGCGACCTCCGGATAATCCTGCCTGCCTGTGAAATACAATCTGTCATAATCTGTGACGTACTCAGCCATGTCTACACACTTGTCAAAGGTGTAATAACAGCAGCCGTGATACCACACACAGACCGCGTCCGTTACAGACGCTCCGACCGCTAAACGCTCACGCCAAGGCTCGAGCTTACCATTACGCAGTTTCACGTTGTGCGCTATAGTCGCATTAGTAAGCGGTAAGTCATGCCAAGCCGCTCTTGGGATAATACCTCCGAAATTAGAGATGATCGGCATTAGCTCCTCGCTATCAGTTCAACGGTCATTATGGCATTGTCAGGGAATGTGAAATCCTCTGTACTGCAATTAATCGAAACAGTGTAAGAACCCGCGCCATAGTAAGCATCTGTAATAACTACAATCTCATCTATGAAAACAGTCATCGCTGTACCGGTTTGGGCAGGTACGGGAATTATGACATAGTGCGCAAGCGCGCTTGTCTGTCTCCCGTTAATTGTTACCGTATACGGACCGGGCAAAGAACCGTAGCCTGCCGGTACTTGACTTGTCAGCATAGCTACCGCCAGTCTGCCGCGATACGTTATCTTGAAATAAGCTGACTTGGTAGTAACAGCAGTCATGGCTGTGGAAGTTCTGCCCGCATAGAATACCTCAGCGAACTGATCATCGGCTACATCAGCACGGGCGGCAGTACCTATCAGATTGCCATACTCATTGAACGTAAACGTAGTATAGGTAGGATCATAAGTAATAATGCCCGTATCAGGATCGACCGGTAAACTTATAACTTGTGTTCTGCCGCTCAGCGTACCCTGCCCGTCAAAGGTCAAATCGTAACCGCCAAGACGGTATGTGCCGCTGGTAGTCTTCCGTTCCATGCCTACGGTGTAGATAGTGCCCGTATGGGATACTGTCAGACCGTCACCTGCCACTACAGAAGTAACCGCAAGGGTCTGCTCCGCGTAACCTGTGACATGTCCAAAGGCGTCTATGGTGAAGTTGCCGTAAGTACCTGCTCCAAGAGCCGACTCACCGTGGCTTATGAAATACGGATCTGTACCTGAACCGCTGCCTGATACGGGAAGAACAGCCGGTGTGCCGCTCTGCAGATAAGTCTTCTCGGAATCTCCGGGCGTGTAATTGATCACAAGCGGACTGGCAACAGTTCCGTAACCTGTAATAGACAATCCGGCAGTGCTGGTCTCATAGGTAATCGATGCGCCTAAACGCCCTGAGGCGTCATAATTCAGAAGATTATCAGCACCCGGCTGTAATGAGATACTGCCTGATCCGTCTCCGCAGGCGCTCGCTGCCGGCGTGCATGGTTGCGCGGTGTACTCACAGACAGGCTGCGCTGATGCGTCAGTAATACACCCGTTCTCGACAGTTATTAAGCCATACTGTCCGTCTGCCAGTACTACGTTCTCCTGCAAACGCAGCCCTTGTCCGTCCCAGATCAGCTTACGACCAAACGGTAAACAAACGTCGAACGGTTCATAAACTGCTGTATGTTCGTTCTCTAACTCGCTACCGCAATCCAGGACTTTTACTGTATTTCTGCACTTGTTAGCAGCCATCAGATGATCCTCTGTTTCTTAACACGCATAACACCGCGCTGCTGTCCTAACATCGTATCTACGGCGGCTTCCGCACAAGCCAGCTTGAATGCCTGCTCTTCTATTTGTGACCGCTGGAGACTGGACCACGGCTTATCTACCATGCTGAACATCATGGCGCGTACACCCTGAACAACTAAATCAGCATGGTCGTTTAACAGGACACTGTCAATCTCGCAAGCGTCATGCGCAGGTTTAACGGACAGTTCTATTCTAAACACAGTACCTGACTTGGGAGCTGAGAACACAATCTCGCCTCTGTCCACATGTACGGTATTGTTGAAACAACAGCAGGTACATACCGGAGAAGTCAATCTGTACAAAGGACCGTGCAGGAACTTGCTTTTACAATAGCAGATTGACATAATCGCAATCACTTCCATACAGTCAGGCGGTTCTAAGATATAGTTATGCACATTACATTGTGTCTCAAGGAACACAGTCCTGCGCAGGATGTTAGTCTGTTCACAGATTTTACAGACTACACGTTTAAGACAATGCTCAAGCAAACCATAAGGCGCGTCTGTGAACTCGTACGCAAGCTCATCCAGGAACTCGCTTACAGGTACTTTAGGAGTATTCTCAAATACTATATTAGCCATTGTTTTACACCTTTACCTGTGTAGTTCCGGGTGTAGCATGATCGACTTCAATAGAGTCATTCAGAGCCAGCTGCGCGCGCAGCAGATCGAAACAAGTCTGCTTGTGCGCGTTGGCTACCTGATAAATAGTTGAGTTGTTTTCACTGTCTATCATCTTGGCACGATACAAAGCCCACTGAATTGCGGGAGCTTCCAGCTCAACCGGGATCTCATAACCGTTTGCCAAATCCTCAGCAGTAGGAGCCTGCGCACACTCAAGCAGTGCATAGGTTGTCTGTCCTGCGGGCGGAGCCGGTTCAATGAAAAAGGTATCTTCTTCGGAATCTATGTAGTAATCACGCGCGCGATAATGCGCCGGATCTGCAGGACAGGTCTTGCCATACCATTGCAAACGCTCGGAACTTTTGCGCTTGCGCAGACCGTAGAGCAGACGCCCGTCTTTAGTAGAGATACCATATACACGTCGTATCAGAGTGCAGTTACACGGACGCTGAATATTGCTTCCTGCGTCCAGCTCCACTACGACGGAATGCAAGAAAAGATCCGGTCTGAATGTGAACGCTACCTGCAGTCCTTCTATCAGGTACGTATTTATCTGTTCTTCAGACCATGTGGTGAACTCATGGCCTGTTGCGTAATCATTCAAATCAATACTGACTTGACGTGCTAAACGTTGCAGCACAGCCATAAGCTCTCCTGATTTTTATTTATTCATCTGATTGTCAAACATTGCATCAATAATAGCCCCGATAGGAACAGAAGATTTCTGCTGCGGCAGCGGCATAGCCTCACAGGTCGTACCGTCTGCTACAGAGAAGTCCTGTGAGAAAGAAGCGTCTACGCCTAGTTTCTCGCTTGCCTGCCCTACCGCTATCGTGTGCTCGTTGTTAATCCTGGGACGCTCAATTACGCCGTTCACCTGTACAGGTTCAGGTTTAGCGACAGGTGTCTTGTCTTCCCATGGTGAGCCGTCTTCGTTACAGCACTCACAGAGATCCGGTCTGGCAGCAAATTCTTCTGACCAAGGCCAGATAACACCTGTCTTTTTAACACGAATACAAGGTGAACGCGGTAACACAGTAGTGTTGCTGGGGTTCAGCGCTTGTAAACGTGCGTAACTTTCAGCATACGACTCAGTGAACGTGTCGCCGTTTAGACGATCTTGCCGCATGTTAGCCTGTAATTGTGATGCCTGCATAATATCCCTCCATGCAAAACTAATTAACGCCTGCGTGAACTGCCACGCTTTACAGTGCTTTCAGCAGCCTCTGGTTTAGGCATACGTAAGGCACTGATTTTGCGCGGTAAGTCAGTAGTATCTCTGCCTAACTTCCCGGCAGGGCAGCGCGGCAGTCCGTCAAACTGTAATGGTTCAGCCATAAGTACCTCCTTAGAGAGCAGACGGGCATTCAAAAGCTTCCATTCTGACAGACAAATATATAGTCTTCATCATGTCAGCAAACGTTACAGTGTTGTCAGTCGGCAAAGACAGGACCTTTATTCCGAACACCTTGTAAGCAGGGAAAGTGACGGAACTCGAGGAGTCCTTAGCCGGCAGAGCAGGTGAACTGTACATAGGCACAGCATAGTCGTCTTTAGTCTTGAACAGTGACACGAAAGCATTGAAAGGCTCGGCCACGTTAAAGCTGTTGGCTCCCACCTGTGCGGTAACTGCGGCGTCGAAATCGGTATCTTCAGTGTAGACAAAATCACCGTTCGCGTCGGGCACAGCGTTCTGCGCGCATAAGGCAATGGTCGCACCGGCCATCTTTGGATCCAGAGTAATACTCTTGAGATTCAGGAAGGTGGCAATGTGATCTTCCGGAAGCCACATGCACTGCATTATATCGCCAACCGCGATGTTATAAGCCTGCAGAGCTTTACGCTGGGCGATATTGCCGCGAACATGCGGAGCAATAGGCATACCCAGCACAAAGTTACCGGCATTATAAGCGCCGTCAGCGTGAGAGTCGTACGGCGGGGTCTCCTCCATAGGCACATCGTCTGCGAATAAAGGAGACTGAGTGCCCTGATGGTTCTGAGAAAACGGCGGCTGGTACTGCGGAAAGTCTTTATCATTCCACATGAAACGCACAACCGGCGTACCGCCGCGATATAAATTGATGTTGTTAGCCATTTATAAAGCCTCCTTGTTAAACGCCTGGATTGAAAGTCCAGTAACCAATAGCAATAGCTTCTGGATACAGCATCTTACCGCCCCAGACGCCTAGCATCTGGTATTCAGCAGACCAGGTTCTTTCCGGATAAACGATACGTCCGTCGATGATATCGGCTGCATACGCAAATGCTGACTTGTGTCCCGCAATTACATAGTAGCAGATACGTCCGTCGTTCTCTCTCACCATAGGAGCATGTACAGTCTCAATCAGGTTAAAGCCTGCAATCGGCTGTTCCCACATGCCATCCACAGCAAAAGACGTACGCTTGGCATCACCGACCCACATGGAGTTAGCGAAGTCAGACAGTACCAGAGTAGTACGGAACGCGACCGGAAGAACTAAGAACATTTCTCCCTCTACCCAACGGAGCTGTTCCATAAGAACGCGCTGCAAGTTGGTGAAGTGGTAAGCAATGTTTGCCGGAGTGATTGAAATAGGATTACCGCGGGAACCTAAATCAATGTCGTGATTCTTACCTGCGTTGGCACCCTGATTGTCCGCGCTGGCTTCAACAACCATAGCGGCAAGTACCCAACGGCGCTGAACAGAAACCCAGGACTCATAGCAGTCTTCCAGGAATTTCTGCTCGAACTGTTCCCAACGGTCACATGCCCAGCGAATATCGAGCTTGTCGAACTTGATGTCGTTGTAAGCCGCGTTGCAGATCTCAAAACAGATAGCTTCAGCGGTTACCTGTGACGGGATCATTTCCTGATTCTTCTGAATAGAACGCCAAGGTCCGACCTCAGGTGCTTTGAGGATCTGTACCTGCTGGTGACAGCGAATGATACGTTCATCAATATCTGAGTTGGTAATATCAGGTAAGAAGTCACGCTCGTATACGCGAGCCATGATTTCATTGTAGTAACCAGGGCGGGCAAGAGGGGTAGCGTCTAACCCACCGTATCCACTAGCAGACTGTAATGGTGCTGGCATTTCATTTCTCCTTTACTAAGTTAATGAAGCTTTGACGCTTCCCTATGACGAGCCATAATTTGCCTAAACTCATCACGACTCATCTCACCTATCTGAACTTTGTATCTCAAATCCGAGATCTGCTCAGGGGTTAATCTGTCACCGCTGTTGTCTGCGCCGCCGGTAGCTCCTGCTACACTTGAGGACGCTCCGACAGAAGCAATCTGATTGATGTTCGGTACAGTGTTTCGCTGTTTAACTGTATCCAGAACTTTTATAACGTAATCCGCGTTGCCGTTGCGTAATTCAGCCGTAACCAGCTCGCCGACGGTAATGGCAGAACCGGGCTGAACAGGAGACAGCATCACGTCTTGATACGCTTTTGACTTCTGTAACTCCTGTAAATCCGGATGCGCTTTCATGATCTGCGAGTAGATCTGATTAGACCTGTTCACATTGTTACGCTTGTCCAGTTCAGCAAGGCGCTTATCAACAGCGGATTGCGCTTCCTGCAGTTTCTTCTGATTTTCTAACTGAACGTTATCAAGCCGTTTTAAAAGCGGACTGATAAGTTTACGCGCGTCATCAGGATTGATAGAACCTAAATCTGACATGCCCGCCAGATAGTCATCAATCTGTTTTTTGTCACGTAATTGCTGCAGTTCCTGTAAAGACTGCGCGTCATTCTCGCGTGCTTTACGTAATTCTTCTAATTCTTTCTGTAACTTTGCGTTTTCTTCCCGCGCGGATTTCAGCTCGGGATTCTCCTGCGGCTGCTGTGCCGGTGCCGCAGTTTCCTGTAACTGACCGAGTTTGTCTACAGTCTGAATAAAAGAATCCGGTACAGGGATATTAGACGGCGGTACCATCTGAGCTGCGGGCGCTGCCTGCGGCACAGGCTGTGCCGGCTGCTGTGCAGGCTGTGAAACTGCGGCAGGATCAGGAGCTGACACTGCACTCTGCGGAGCAGTGTTATTCTTTAAACTGTCTCTGAATTGCTCACGCGCTTCGAGTATACGATTGCGCGTGACTGTTCCGTTTCTGTACATTTAGTTTTCCCTCTTGCTGATGGATTTAAGTAAATCTATTAAGTCCCCGATTACCTGAACTTTGCCATGTAACGCTATGGCGGCATCACGCTGATCTGACGCAAACAGTACCATACGGGCTGTATTGGTCAGACTGTTGTCTAAATCCGCATAAAGCTCCTCAAGGTACGCAAGCAGCGCGTCATATCCGGCCTGATTGCTCAGTAAAAGTTTTAGTTCTTTTTTACTTTGGGACATACTTTAAATTGGTTATTTTAGACCGGGCATCACCAGTGCGCGGTGCGGTTGTGTTATTTACCTGTGTAGGTGTAGGCAAAACTATACCACCGTTACCGGTAGGTGCAGAAGATGGTCTGCGATACACAGGAGACTGACGACATGCGCTGCAAGCCATTACTCTATCTCCTCACGGGTCTGTCCCCGTAACTTCATAATCGCGGCATATCCGGCTTTATGAATATTCATATAGTCTTCTTTTGCCATTGTGTCAATCTCACGTTTAAGATCTTTTCGTTCAAGATACTGTTCACGTGTGGCAGGAACCGGCATTTCCCACAATCTGGCTCTGGCTTCTTCTAAGCGGCCAGGGCTGCTTTGAATACCACGCTTGAGATCCATAGCTTACCCCTTGCGGAATACAGGGATCATGCCGTCCCCGCATTTAATCCACTTAAACGGTTTACCGAGAATTACAGTACGGTCTTCACCGACGATAATTGCCGGCAGATCATCAGCTGAACTCTGCTTAGGATCATCAGTTACCGCAGCAGGGCTCATTTCCTGCATGGCCGAGAGCACTGAGCCGGCTGCGGTCTCAGTCATCGTAACTGAACCGTCTAAGGTCGGGTTCGTCAGTGTACCGCCTGATACGGTTGGATTGTTGACAGCGGGATCATTGTAGGTGCCGCCGTCAAAAGGACCAGTCTCTAGGCAACTCATAATCTTTCTCCGATAAACAATTTAGAATTCCATGGGAACTCGTGCATACTAAAGGTTCTGATAAATACCTGTACATTGGTTAATGCAGTTACGTCATTCAGCACGAAACGGTATGCACCCGGCGAATTTATCAGCATGTGATTATTAGACGCACTAAGCATAACACAATTTCCGCACAGCATAACCTCAGACGTAGCCAGTATTTCAGTCGCCTTATCATACAGTTTAGTACAACAGCACTTGCCTTGCACGACTGTTGTAGCATGTTCTACATTAGCTTCCTTGAAAATGATCTGTTCAAGATACGCAACCTGCGGTACAGCGCGTTCAGTATCATCAAGTTTGGCACGCTGACATGCAAAACCAAACCCTAAAACCTGAACAACCTCACCCGGATCTACGAAGAAGACAGGACTTTCCACGCTGGAGGATTTTGCGTGGAACAATGCGGTAGGAATAGAACGGGTGACTGCCATTAGTCAATCCCTCCATAGTATGCTGCCGGTAAATGTCCTACGTCGGCTGCCTTAAAGGCCTGATATTCGATCTCCATAGTACCGTTAAGCTGTACTGAGGCATCTTCAAGCTCAAGCTCATAAGTTCCGGGCATTGAGATATAAAGCTGACAACGGGAGGCTGCGCTCTCGTCAGAGTTCTTGATCAGACTCCATTTATCCTGCTTATTTCCCAGTGTCATACGCTCACGGAAAACTACCGTAGGAGCACTGCCGCCGGCCTTGCGCATGTCCGCGTCATTACAGCTGACACCTGCAGTAATGCAATCTGACGTAACTACCAGCCGGTTCACGTAGACATGCAGATCCGGCGCAAGATTGTAAGCGTCAATCAGAACAGCCATACCCGGTGTAACAGTAAATGGCGCACTGCGATCTGTACCTGCCAGCGTAGCAGGCGAAAATAAAATCACTTTGCCCGGCGACGCTACCAAACATGAACCGCTTGAGGACACAGTTGCGCCGACTACATAACCTGTCTGTACGTTACAATTCATAGCAAGTACCCCAATGTAAATCCTAAAATCAGTCCGTATATCAGACCGCGTACAGACGCACAGCACCAGCACGGTGCCGGTTTCATCCAGGGAATAGGCCAGAACAGCCAACAGTAGATTGTGTAGAATAGAGACTGCGGTTTCGCTTTGCCTTGCCGGTCAACCGGATGACACCAGTTGATTTTCTCCAGGAAAAACCACTTAGTCTCATACCGCAACTTATTCAGCTTTGCTATCATCAGTGGTTCCCTCAGGTGCTTTTATACCGCCTTGCAGAACACGTACCATAAGCGCGTAGTTATACAATGCCTGCTCTTTGAAAGTCGCCCATAAAGTAGCGTCTTTCGGAGGGACAATGAATAACGGATCGTGCCAGTATACCTTACGCACATTACCAATCATACCACCGTCGCGGTACTCTTGTGTAGCTCTGCCGATTTTAACCTTGAATGAACCGTCAGCCGAAACTGAGTTCACGTTACCGTAGCCGATACCCAGTACAAAGACTGTATCACCTACGTTCACTTCTACACCGTCTAACATAGTTTTTACCTCTACATATAGTATATATCAGATTCTTGAAAACTCATGTGCTTATGTACAGTTCTAATAAATTTTATACATTACCTGCCGGCTGTAACATACCTGAATCCGCCATTGCTGTACCTGCCGTCATGTCAGTGCGCTCAGGTTCCAACGGATTCTGCTGCGGTGCGGGTGCGGGAATATTCTGCTGTACCAGCAGGTCTTTAGGTACGCCCATCTTGCCCAGCACATTAGTCAGCGCCCATGTTACAATCTCCGGACCTTTAGGCATCTGCATGATCTGCTGTCCTGCCGAGCCTATCATCTGCAAGATCTCATATGAGGACTGACGGTCAATCTCACGCTGCATCAGACCGCTGGCACCGGCGGCAACTATTCTGCAATCGCCTTTAACGCGCTCGTCGTCACTGTACTTCATATTGTAATTATACAAAAGCTCTCCCATAGGCTTGAACACGAACTGGTCGATGTTCGCGACCGACGCCTGGATAGCTTTTACCGCATTACCCTGCAACATGGCAGCTCCGCGGAACGTACGGTTAGCGCCTGATCCGACAGCTGTGCCATGCAAGGCCGCAGGTATATTAGTGACACGATCCGCAATATCCATGAAAAATGACATCATAGCCTGATACTGAGGCATGGCGCTCGGAACTGTGTAGAACCTCAGAGCAGGATTTGACATCGGCACATCAGCGGAAGATAAGTAAATCGTATTAGGGATTATCTTGTTGATATCCTCGTTGCTCATGTATTTGGCAAGACGTGTATAGTCAGCTTCCGTTATAGGACCGGAGGCGTTATAAGCGTTAATCATCAGATAACGCAACGCGTTCATAAACGCGCGCTCTGTGTCACGCAAACGCTGCGCGATACCATATGACGGTATACGGTTCTGGGTCTTGTAGAAAGAAGTTGTGAATATAGGTCTGATATTCAGACTTGGATCTTTCTGTACAATAACCTGAATGGTATAGCGACCTACTACGGTGATCTGAGCATTATAGGTTTCAAGATCATCTATATCAGTCACACCATAGTCACGCAGCTCTGAACCCTTAAAAAAACCATAATGTATCAGCACGTCTATGGTAGCGGTGCAGTTGTTCCAGAATAAAAGCTGTTCGTCAGGCTGTTCAGGATTCTCGCTCATCCACCTGTAGATATAATCCTTACGCCCGGCTTCCTCTAAAACTTTCCTGATATTATCCGCGTTGTAAGACGGCAGACGCATAGCATCTATGAGCTGACGGCGTGTCCACCTTTGGCGCACGAACACACCTGTACCGCACTGAGTATCAGCACTGTCAGGTGAATACCAGAAATCCCACGGACTTATGGAATTAAACTCATAGAAAGTTTTCTGTTTGACTGTGTAGGTGTTGCCCTGCCATACAGGACAATTACGTACGGTAGGCACAGGTCCTTGCAGAACCGCAAACGGATAGACAGTGAAATCAGACGTGAACGCGTACATGGCTTTATTCCAACCGCCCTCAATACACTGGTCGGTCAAAAGCTTCTCCATGTTCTCCGCTTTATCTTTGGCAAGCTCTGTCTCTTTACGCAGCAAATCATCCTTGATCTGCTTTGCCAGATCCAGAATATTCTGCGAACCCATAGGCGAGCCTGCGGAGTTAGCCGCAGTTATACCCTGCAGCAACTGTTCTACAGCAGCGTCCTCGTCGTCTTTTGACAGACTTGAGACAGGCGTAGGCTCAATCACCCACGGCAGCTGATTTGCCTGTACCAATGATTCAAGCAGATATGATTGCACAAGACACGACTTCATAGCCGTAAGATTGATATGAGCGCTCACGCCAAGTTCATCTACAATCTGCTGATCATCAGGACTTAATATGCCGTTGTACTGCTCATAGCATTCGCGCAGCACAACTCTAAGACTGCGACCGCCTACCTGCTCCATAGACTGCCACCATACGGCTCTGTTAAAACGGGACAGTACAGTACACGCAAGCTTATCTAAAGACGCTGACGGTAATTCAACATTGTCACGCGCATAGTCATACACACCCTGCGTATGGATTTTATCATCAGCCATTACATTATCCTCCGCAGCACATTACGCCTGCGTGACACCTCACGTATTACAGGCCGTGCGTCATAGTTAAAGAAATCGTCACGCTGTATACTTAGACAGGCATACTGTAACGCGTCAGCAATATGTGAGTAGTTATTCTTTTCAGGTTTAGGATCGTAAGCTTCTTCCACGCTCCCCATTACCCTGAGTTTCTTATACCTGTAACCGCCCTGCATGGCATTGATCAGCAGGTTGCAATTACAGGATATCAGTAAACCGCCGGCTCTTTTATTCAGCAGCAAATCTACAGCACGTATGCGGGTCTTAGGATCATTAGTCTTAGGCATGTATACCTGGAAACCATGCTCCTGCAGGTGCTGACTTGGAGCTAAACCTGTGTAGCTGTCCTTAGCGTTTGCCGGATCACATGACACAATTATAGTGTTTGTGCTGTATTTTTCCGCAATCAGCTTCAAAAAAGCCTGTTCTATGAAAGCCTCCATACCAAGACCCTCACCGTACAGCTCATCAAGCACAACCCATGTATCCCCCTGTTCCTGCATAAACACGCACGCGGGATGAATACCTGAGGTATCGTAACCTACAATGACACCCTTATACGGTATAACCGGCACAGGAGCATGAGACACATGCACGTCTGCGTCAAACAGCGTAAACACAGGCTTACCGTCGCGCATAGGTACATCAAGCATACAGAACAGACTGTCGATCATATCCTGACGACCGCGCAATTCCAATGCTTTAATCTGATTATCGTAATATTCCAGCCCCTTGTCATGCAGGAACTTATCCTGCTGATCTTTAGGCCATGTGTGAAAGTCATCCGGTTTCTTCTTAGCTCCCAGATTGCGCAGGTTCTCAGCGTTCTGATTAAGCTCATAAGTCACATTGCCCTTTTCATCTGTATGCTTGAACGCTGCCGGAGGCTGATGCAGGATTAAATAATTGGAAGGAGGGTTACGATAAATCGATAAGAGCCAATGCCCCTGAGGAGGCTGGTTGGTATCAATCAGAATACCCGCATAGGTACAGCCGCCCATATTCTCAGACGGATAACGCCCTATACGACCAAGCATAGCGGAGAATACTTCAAAATCAACGCTGGTAGCCTCATTGATTATGGCAAAAGTCCAGTTGGCTGAGCGGATCTTCTCAGCATCCTGGGCTGTCTGCAAAGCCTGCAGCGCAAACTCCACATCAGCTATGGTGCCGTCGCCCTCATGCCATGGTCTGCCCTGTGCCAGATAATCATAAGGACCGTCACCTACCGGGAATCTGTAATGTCCCAGAATGGGAGAACCTGCGGAACGCACTGTGCCAAACTGCTGCGGGAAAACCTCTAAAATCGAATTGCGCGTAGTAGACGTAAGCTCAGGATAAGTACCGCGCACTACGCCTATACGCGTATAACGCACACCGTCAGGAGCCGGAGCCTGCGACAGACAGTAATACTTGGCGTCGTTCATGATCATGCAGGTCTTACCGGAACCGAACGGACCGTCTACCAGCTTGACCAGCGCATCGGACTCATGGAACTGCAGACCGGTAGGAGTAGGGACATAGTTAAAATCAGCTATGGTTGTCATGCAGTCTCTCCAATGAAAACAGCTGATCTGCTACGTCATTGTAAGGGAACTCTCCGATAGGATAACCTGTGGACGCAATGGCGTCGTGGATAAAGGCAAGATCCAAAATCTGATGCGCAAACAGTTCAGCCGCGTGATCCAGCTTCTCCTCGGGACACTTGGCGTCTGCCACTGCCTCATAAGATCTCGCCTGCTTCAGCAAACGCTGATACAGCGACTCCGCTCTGCTTATAAGCTGTACATATTCTGTGTTCACTATGCTGACACGCATCGTCTTAAGATGCTTCAGCTGTTCCTGAACTTCTTTAGGTATACCCAGTACATGATGCTGTAACGGTCTCAGACGTTCACGAAGTCTGCTCATTTCTCTGCCCCTCTACGTTGATCACATTAGTCTGCGGCTGCGCGGCAAGATGATTAAGCTTGCTGTTATGCAGTCTTGGAATATTGAACGCGATATTCACAGTGTTAGACGGCTGCTGTGCCTGCAGAACCTCCGGAGGCTGTTCAAGACCTGCTGATTTCAGCAGCATACTCAGCAATTTAATTGCCAGCTCGTCATTAAGCTCATTGCTGATTGCTTTGTTAAAAAGGTTCTCAAGCAGCGGAGTAGCCATAGCTTCCGCACGTATACGCGCTCCGGCGTGCGGTCCCAGACTCTTAATCCTCTTAACCTCTTCCTGAACGAGCATCTGGAAAGAGGACAGCTGCATTAAATTTGTGAACGCTTCAAGACTGATACCATGATTTTTAGCTATGTCAGCAGCCGTATAAGTGGCCGCTCCTGCCGCCGGTACAGACAGCATGGCTATGTCATGAGCTATATCAGGCCATAGCTTTTCTTCAACTATCTGCATAAATCACTCCCTCACTGATTAAGCAGTTTTTGTAAATCTAAATATAAATTCCTCAGCTCATTATAACGTGCCGCGTCCCGGTCACACTTATAAGTTACGGCAAGTACGTCTTTCTGTAGTTTTCTAAAAGCTCGTTGACTTGCTGCATACTGTCTGCAGTCGCACTTTCCATAAACCGCGCCGGCAGCGACGGTACCGCCGGTTTTACTTTCACCGGCTGAACGACCGGCGTCGTCGCGCAGGCTGTTAACCAAATGCTCATAAGTATTATTAAGCTCGCTCTCATGCTTCGCGCTCTCCGTATCAGCCTTGTTAACTGCATGGGACAATTGATCTGTAAGTTCAAGATTCCGCTGCTGAGCCAGTGTTAACTCCTGCCGCATCTGCTCATTGAGCTGCGCTAAATCCCGCTGCGCTTTAAGCGCGCGTACGTAATAGCCGCCGGAGAACGCAAAAGCCAGAATACTTAGAACTGCACAAACCTTAACCCATACCGTCATAGTGCGACCATCAGCCTCTCATATAGCTCTAATCTGTCAGCAAGCCCATTATAGCCGCCATTGATGATCTTAGTCATGCCTTTAAGATCACCGTCATCAGCATAGTCATTAAGCTTATGCTTATCCCAAAACCATAAAGCGCCGACAAGCGCGTGAGGCAGCTGTTCCAAAAGCTCAGGATGCGTACAATACTGCCTGTCTTCCAGGTCACCGGCAAGCTCACAGTAATTGGCTTTACCCGTAAGCTGTATAAAACCGCGCCCGCAATAACGCCACCCGTCGCCTGATTGCTCGTCACCGTTACCCATACGATTAGCGTATACGCGATTGGCAATCATCTCAGGCTTGCGCGCGTATTTCTCGGCAAGCTCAGCGGTCGGAAAATATTTCTTAAACACAGACTGCAAGGCTTTGGCTGAATAGTTCAGGTTCTCTTTGGTGACAGTGAAACCCGCACTCTCATGCCCGCATTGCGCTATGAAAGCCGCGATACGTTCTTTGGTATTAAGATCATGTTCCGGGAAATATGAATTGAATAATTTAGGCAAGTTCAAAGGAGCTTTTGGAAATATGCTTAAAAATGCCTGCTCGGATACTGACATCGTTAGTTCCTCCCGGCGTGCATTTTCCCGTATGTGATCGCAAACAGGAAACAGGTCAGCACTATCACTCCGTACATCTGGAGCAAGCCTTCTACCATAAACAGGAAAGCAACTCCTAATTCTGTTGAATAGGTTACGACACGCCATAATAAATGAATTAACCGATGTTTTCTTTCAGCCGTCATTGTTTATCTCCTAAGCCATATTTTTTGGCTATAAAGTTAAGGATCCGTGTCAAACCAAAAAGCGCAATCAGGATTGAATATGCCGGCGCGTCTGCAGGTTCTATCTTATCGGGGAAGTATTTAAGCGCCAGCATATTTACGGCAAACGCTCCCAGAGCGCTTACCAGTCCGTACTCAATCTTACGCGATAAGCATATACGCGGTGATCTAAAACCCACCACTAAAAATGATGTAGCAAAACAGGTGCAGCCGCCAATGGCGCACCAGATGATATCTGTTAAGATCTTGTCTGAAACAAACACAGCAACTCCCGCTTAACCCCCTCGACCTAAGTATAAAACATATAACAAAAAACCGCACTCATTAAGCGCGGTTTTTGTGAAAGATACCTGTAATTATGATTGTTTTGTTTTAACTGCAAGCTTGCGCTCTAATTTGACGCCCTCGCCTGCAATGCCGTTATGCTGATGCAGTCTGGTTTGCGTTTGAAGCCTCCTCGCTAAAATCTGCCATAGTGAATTTAATCTCAATCTCGGCCAGTTTCTTGGCACTCTTGCAGGCGTCAATTTCCGCTTGAAGCGCCCACTTCTGCTGGTAGAGCAAAGCGCCGTTTTTCTGCGCCTCTACCAGCAAAGTTTTAAGCTCGTCAAGGCTTAAGCTGTGAAGCTCGTTGGCATGATCTTTGAAGCTCACAGGCTCGGCGCCGATGTTGATTAAGCCCTCTATGTTATCGCGTGAGCGCGCATCGCCGTCTACCGTAAAGCCTAACGAAGATTTAAAGGTCATTCCCGGATCTTTGCGCCGGGCGTCAAAGCTCTCGGTTGCGTCTTCCAACTGCGCTTTTTTAAAAGTTTTAAGCTGGGCGAGGGTAAGCTCCACAAAGATTCGGCCTTGATCATCGGTCGCATCAGCGGCGGGGGGGTTTACCCACTGGATATGGAAATCCGGCGCCTCGTCAAAGGTTGCGCACTCATACCCCAGCGCCCGCTCCTGCGCGATAAAATCAGCGCTTTCAATCGCGAACGCATCGCCGTAGTATTTGCCGTCTTTAATCAGATAAAGCATTGTAATAACTCCTAAAAAAGCGTTTTAATACCGACATGGTGAAATTCCGCATAAGGCCGCCCGCAAGGGGCGGCGGATTAAGGATTAAGCGAGCAGGGCGAAGGGGCGCACGCCATTCACGTCGGATGCGCTGTCGGCGGCGGCAAAGCCGACGCCGTTCACGGTCGCGAAACCGGACGATGAAGCGACGTCGCGCAACCAGTAAGTATGACGATTTGCATACAAGAGGTTTTGATTAAGCCTGAAAGCGGCAAACTGAGAGCCGGTTGAATAAGAGTCGCCGAATGATGAAGATGCAATCGGCGCTCCGTAAACCATCATGGAACACATAAGGTTACAGGTAAGCGTGTACCATCTTTCGGATCCGTTCCATACGGTTGAAGCTCCGGTAAAGCCCGGATATCCGGAAGATACGGCGGAAGTATTAACTTGCGTAGGGTGAAAGTCAGAAAATTTAACAAGATGCCCGGAACCAAAAGCGGCGGTTAAACCGGCGGCAAAGGCGGGGATAGTGGAAGTAAACATGGCGGAACCAACAAAAGCCCCGGAGGTGGTGTTGGTACTGTTCATGTATGCATCAAAAGGAGGAACGCGCGGAATAATAACCGCATGATGAGAGGTGATAGGCGTGTTGCCTAAATTGTAACGGTAATCAAGATCGGCAATTACAAAATCAACCGTATAGGTTTTACCGGATACGGTAATCGCTTTGGTGATAAAGTCGCCGGGGAAAATATCGGTAAAAGAGCCGTCCGCCACGTGCGCACTGAACTCGCCCGAATCGAAAGCGGCGGTCAGATCTTTGCCGCGATAGAAGCAGTTGTGGGCTGCGGCACCGTCAGACAGCAGCGGTTTCCGGATGGCAAGTTTGAGATCCTCGATATCCTGCAAACCCTTATTGAGCAAAGTAATGTCGGCATCTGATAAAACCTGAACGTCGCCTTTGTCACCGTTCGCGTTCACATACGCGAAATTTGCCGGTGCGATATTAGCCATTTTGCGGTACTCCAATCTGATATGAATTACTTAGTCTCAGGCTGCTTTTTGGTTTCCTGAGCAATCTTACGGTCAAGCTCACCGGGTTTGCACGGCCTGGAGCAGAAACCGTCCTCTGCCAGCTTGGCACCGCAATATTTACAACGGGTAACTTTTACTGCACTCTTAGCCATAATTATGCTCCTATCAGTTCCTTATAAGCAGCCTGTAACTCTGCGATC